TCAGTGAAGTCCAAGAACAGGAAGTTCACTGAACAGCGGAGACGCGCTCCCTAGAAGATCATCTGGGAGAGCGGTGGGAAAAGGTGGCACCCACAGACCCGCCGCCAGCACCCGCTTCTCCCACACCTCCTGAAGGTACTTCACGACCCGCTTCTCCATCGACAGCGTCACGTTCGAGTACACGCCCTCCATCCCCGGCAGCTCGTGCCCCATCCGAGCCTCAACCGCCACCCGCGGAATGTCGCCGGCCTCGTCGAGGATCTCCTTCGCCAGATGCCGCAGCCGATAGATGTCCTGCCCCGCCATCTCCTCCACCGCCGGCAGCTCCGGGCACGCGTACCGTTCGTCGCGCCCTCGCGTCGGCTTGAACTCCTTGCGGCCGTCACGGATCGGGTACCAGTAGTTCTTGGTGAAACCTGCACCCAGAAGCGATTTGCCAGTCCGGGAAGGAAACACCCACGGCGACGAGTGCGACGCCAACAGCGCGCCATGCATCTCATGAAGGAATGGCGGAATCACGAGAGTCCTGTGCGAGTCGTACTTCGGGCCCGCCAGCGTTGGACCGCCGTCGCCGTAATACAGCTGATACTGCACCCGCAACACGTGCATCCCCGCATACCGCTTTTCAGCTTCCATACGCCTGTCACGATCGGGGTCGGAGGCAGGCCAGTACGGGGAGGTGAATCCACGCTGCAGCCCCATCATTTCGCCCGGCGGTCGCATCGCGGTGAAGGGGATTGTCCAGACGTACGCCCAGCCTGCGTAGCCCCACAGGTGGTAGGCGTTGACGGCAAGTTGGTGTACTGACTCGATGGACACGTCCCGCTTCACCCGCCGCACCTGGCGCTTCTGGTAGCGGCCGCGGCGCCGCTGCTCGATGATGGGCGATTCGGTACGGAGCCGATACTTGAGCACGGCATCGTCCATGAGCATGCGGAACACGCTGAGGACGCTGTTGCGGTAGCTCTCCGAGTACTGGCCGGTGACGTGCCGTTTGAACACGTCGTAGTCGACTGGCGTGACCTGGTCGACGGTCCATTGCGTCCAGTACGGCTTTACGACGGCGTCGAGGATGCTGCGGTATTTCATCGTCGACCGCACTGCGAGGTCTGTCGCCTCGAACCACAGCTCGCAGTACTCCAGCATTCCGAGCTTCTGATTCTTCGGCCGGTGGCGTTTGTTCCGTACATCGGATTCACGGTCGAGGCCGTAGTTGTACGCCTCGTTCTCGTCCTCGAAAGGAACACCGGGCTCTGGCCCGGACGCGGACTCGTACCGCTTCTTCTTAGTCGGCCTACCGTCGGCGTCGAGCAGATGCTCGCCGCTCCACCACTTCACGCGGATCGAGCGTCCGCGCCGTTCCACGTATGGCATGCATCATCCCCCCAGGCGTAGGTGAGTTGGTGCGGAAGGCCGGCGGGTACCCCTACCGCCGACTCCTCCTCGTCGACTGCGTCTCCCTACGATGCCTGCCCGATCGGGCAGCCGCCGCAGCTTCTGCAGTCTCGGCCCTGTCCCTTCATGAACCGCCTCACGCGCGCCTGAATCGCGCGATCTCCGACTGTCCTTGAGTTGAGGACGCACACCTTCTCGCCTGCTACTTGGGTCGCGTATCCGAGGACTGTCGGCCCAAGATCCAGGTTGATGGCGTTACTCACCGGTCCCCCTATATGTCGCCTGTGGGACCTCCCCGGGTGGACGTTCAGGGTTACATGGGGAACGCGTGAGCGGGAGGGGGTTGTTGAGGATTCATCAGGCCCGGACGGTAACGATCCGGTCACGACAAAAAGGTTGTACGGGCGAACGCTCCAGTTCAGTCGCGTTCCGCGACAGCGCCCGCCTTTCGCAGAACCTCCACAAGCTCGTCACTGAAGGCGTCAATGTCGCCGATCGGCGCGTTCGGCAGCTTCGCTCTGGCCGCCTCGAACGCCGCGCGCCGTACGGCGTCCGCGCTGAGTGGCTCCGCAGGTGCCGGCGTAGTGCCGCCTGAAGCGGCGACCAGGATGGGTTCGCTGCCCTCGGTGATGCTGGCACAGCTGCCGGTGGCCCAGCCGAGCGTTCTGTCGATCTTGGCGTAGGTCGACTCGCGGACGGTTTCGCCTTCCTCGACCTTTTGCCAGGTGTCCTTTGAGATACCTGCCGCGTCAGCCGCAGCCTTGCGCGACGGGAAGAGCTCCATGCGGTGCGCCTTCACGTACTTCGCGAGGCGGTCGAGATCGGGAGTTGCCATGTCGACATCTTGGCAGCAGGAACCCAGTTCCGCCTAGCTCTACCAAGGTAAACGGCCGGTAACCGATGAGGTAAGGCTAACTAGAGCTACTCCGAATGGGTGTACGACGCGAACTCGCGCGATATCTAGGCTAACTAGGGCTAGACAAGCAGAGCTAACTAAGGCTAGTTTCTAGGCATGCACCAACCCCCGACCTTCGAGGTCGACGGGGACGCGATCCGCGAGGAACGCATGCAAGCGGGGATGAGCCGTGCCGAGCTGGCTGACCTGGTCGGAGTCACCGACCGCTACATCTGCCACCTCGAAAACGGCACCCGCAGACACATGCGCCGCCCGCCGTACTTCGCGCTCCGCACCGCCCTCAAAGCAAGCGACGAGCGCCTCCGGCGTCAGCCACCTCGCCCCACCGAGGACCCACCACCCCCAGAAAGGAAATGAGCCATGGCCACCAAGGCCTACGAGCTCTACGGAGTTCCCATTCCCCCCGAGGACCCCGAGCAGGAGTACATGAACGTCCAGGAGACGGCGCACACGCTGAAGTGCAGCGTCTCCTGGCTCCGCCGCTTCCTGAAGGCCCACCGCCACCTGCACGGCTACAGCGGCCGCCGCATCATCACCAACCGCGAAGACCGCGCCGCGATCTACCAGGCGCTCCGCGCCGGTGACCCGCGCCAGGGCCGCACCATCCCTCGTCAGCGTCGTGCCCCGGCCGCTCGTAAGCCGGCCCTCGCGACCCGCTGACCTCCTGAACGCGCCGAAGGGCCGCCCGACTTTGCCCGGCCTGGCGACCCCCGATCGGCGACCCCACCACACAGAAAGTGAGGCCACGATGGCCGCATCATCCCAGATCCCGAGCGTCGGGCAGACGCCGAGGGTCATCTCCCTGCACAAGGCGCCGCTGCCGACGACGGTGTTCGTCGACCGCGAGGGCGACGAGTGGCACGCGATCGGGCACACGCCGGGCGGCGAGTTGCTGCTGGCTTGCCCGCAGCCGTCGAACCCGGAGGACGCCGGCGTGGGTGAGTCGTTCGCGTGGACGCTTCACCTGGTGCAGGCGGCGTTTGGTCCGCTGATTGCGCGTTCGGCGGTGGCGGCGTGAGCGCCCCGACGAGTCGCGACCCGCTGGTCGTGAATACGCAGGACGGCAGTTGCTGGACGCGGCGTGCGGTGTCGCGCGACGGGCGTGGCCTGTACGCGCTGGCTGGTGCCGTGGTGGGTTGCCCGAACGAGGTGTTGGCGACGCTGGCTGAGTTGGCGGAGCACGGTCTGGCGTCGATGGCGGATGCGCTGCCGGTGCCGGTCGGCGACGTGCCGCTGCGCGATGAGCGCCTCGCGGAGATCCGTAACCGTCGTCTCGACGAGGTGACGGCTGGCCCGTGGCTGGTGGCCGATGGGGCGGACGGTAAGCCCGTCGTCTACGTCGAACTGCCTGCTGGTGGGGTCCGGGTCCTGCTGTCCGCGGGCGCGGCGTCCGAGGCGGATGTTCAGTTCGTTGCGAGTGCTCGCCGGTCGGTTCCGGAGTTGCTGGCGGATGGCGAGCGGCTGCGGGCTCGGGTCGCCGAGCTGGAGGTCGGTTTGCCTGCGATGCAGGAGGCCCTCTTCAAGGCTCTCGACCGGGTCACCGAGTTGGAGGCTGAGCGGCACTCGACGAACGAGGCCCTGTCGGATGCGGCCGAGGCGCTGCGGGAGCAGCGGGATCGGATCGCCGAGCTGGAGCAGGGGCCCGCGCTTCCTTGGGCGCACGCCATGTCCGACGACGACCTGCACGGCTTCCTCGGTGACCTCGTGTCGGCGGCGATGAACCGGTGGCGGTCGCATCCGGAAGTGCCGGATCGGGAGACGCTCGCCGCAGTCGAGAAGGCGTGCGCGGACTGGCGGACGCCGGGGCAGGGCTACCGCAGCGACGAGCCCGGCGAGTCGCCGGACGCTCTGAAGCGGACGTTCGCACCGGTGCAGGCCCTGCGTGAGGAGTCGTACGAGTCGCCTCTGCACCACACGTACCGGCTTGGCCGGGACTTGCCCGAGCCGGGCGTCCCGTCGTGATCGCGACGGTGCTTGTGGGCTGGTGCGAGATCCACGCCCTGATCTATGCGTCGCTGCTGATCCTCGCGTTCTGGGGCGTGCAGTGGGCCTGGCTGATCGGCGCCGACCGCCAACCCGAACCCCCGCCCGCGCCCGACGTGCACACCCCGTCGTGGGCCACCACCAGCCACCACACCCCGAAGGACACCCGATGACCGACATGCAGCCGTACGAACGGCTCGACCTCGTCACCCCGGAGCCCAACCGCAGCGCCATCGAGTTCGACTCGTACCTGTGGCGCTCGCTCTTCGAGTACGCCGACGGCCCGGCCCCGAACCCGGACTCGATCGAGGTTGTCACCGACCTGTGGGCCATCTCCCCGGAGGGCGGCGGTTCCACGGACATCGCCCTTGTCGCCCGCCTCACGGACGGCCAGTGGGCGACCTGCGTGGCCTGGTCCGACTACACGGGCTTCGGCTGCCAGCAGGGCGTCGACTGGCGCATCAACCCGACCCGCGAACTGGCGATCAGCCAGGGCCTCGACAAGGAATCCCGCACGCACCTCGGGCTGTCCCTGCCCGGCGAGGAGAACGCCCGATGACCGCCGAGAACACGCCCGTCGACGGCCCGTTCCCGATCCGCGTGAACCCCACCCCGTCCGGCTGCGAACTCGACCTCTCCGCGTTCCTGATGAAAGCGGTGTTCGCTGAGCTGATCGCCGCCGCCGACGAAGACCCCGAAGGGCTCGTCGAAGAGCTGAAGGACATGGCCGGCCTCCTCCGTTCGGCTGTGCATCAGGGCCGTGACTCGCACGCCCGGCACGAGTTCGACGAGCGCATGCAGGCGCTGGTGAAGGAGTTCGCGAACGACGGCCTCGTCCCCGTGTACGGGGCGCAGGTCGGCCGCCTCGCCGACCGACTGAACCGGATCGCGGCGCCCCGCCCCGTCCCCGCCCAGCAGCGGAGGACGGCGTGAACGCCCGCCCGAGCGTGGCCGAGGCGTACGACGGCGAGTTGGACATGCTGCGCGGCCTCGTCTCCACGCTCTGCGTCGGCGCCCGGGAGGGCGACCTGCTGATGGTGCAGCAGGCGCTGTTCAACTACGCGGTGGACGACGCGAACGCCAGGGAGCAGAGCAGCCCCGCCCGCGCCGAGGTCGAAGCTCGCACCAAGGCCGGGGCCCCCACCCAGCAGGACGCGCAGACGCTGCTGGCGGAGGTGTACCGCCTCCGCACCCTGATCGTCGACGCCGACGAGCTGTACCGCGCCGGGTACGCCTCCGGCCGCGAGCAGGCGGGCGCCACCGGCTGGAAGCTCAACGACTTCACCCCAGTGTTCAGCCTCAGCGACGGCAGCGACAAGGCGGCCACCGAACTCCGCTGCCGCTGCGGCCACCTCACCCAAAGCCTGCACCCGGTCAGCCTCCTCGACCTCGTCGTCCTCGCCTCCCGCCACCACTGCAAGCCCACCGGAGGAACCCAGTGAGCATCTCCACCTTCCTGACCGCCCTGTCCGGCGGAGACCTCCCCGCCGACGCGGTACGCGAGGAGCGCTGCCTCCGTGAGCCGATCGGCTGCGGCCAGCCCCTCATCACCGAAGACGGCACGACGCGCGTGTTCTGGGACGAGACCGAGGCCGCCCGCTACCAGGCGGAGTGGCGCATCACCGGCCTCTGCCCCGACTGCCAGGACCGCCTCGCAGACGAGGACGGTGCCGCGTGACCGGCCCCGAGCACTACCGCGAGGCCGAGCGCTTGCTGAAGAGCGCCGCCGACAACTTCCTCCGCACTGGCAACGCAGGTTCAGCCCTTGAGGCCGCGCAGGTCCACGCCACCCTCGCACTCGTCGCCGCCACCGCCCTGCCGTCCGGCGGAGCTGGCACTGCCTCGCGGCAGGAATGGGTTCGTGCAGTCCGCGGACTCGGCGACGACTACGACGTGACGGAGAGCTTCGCATGACCATCACGACCGACGCCGGGGTTCAGGCCCCGGCCGCCGGCCCGGTCGTCCTCGGCTCGTTCGAGCCGGGCACCGACGAGTGGCACGCGGCACGAGCGCAAGGGATTGGCGGCAGCGAGATCGCCGCCGTCCTCGGCCTCTCCCCCTATGAGTCCCGGTTCTCCCTCTGGCACCGCAAGAAGGGCCTCATCGGCCCGGTGGAGGAGTCGGAGGAGATGTACTGGGGGAAGGAGCACGAGCCCGCCATCTGCCGCCGCTTCGCCCGCAACCACCCCGAGTGGCTCGTCCGCGGCTCCTTCACCTACACCGCCGCCGGACGCCCGTGGCAGATCGCAAACCCGGACCGGAACCTGTGGCACCCGGACAGCACCGTCACCGACACGGTCCCGCCGGCAGTGCTGGAGGCCAAGACGTCCCGCGACGCGGAGGGCTGGGGCGAGGAAGGCACCGACGCTATCCCGGTCTGGTACCGCTCGCAGTGCCAGTGGTACATGGACGTGACCGGCGCCCGCCGCTGCTACGTGGCAGTGCTGATCGCCGGGTCGGAGTACCGCGAGTACGTCGTCGACTACGACCCCGCCGACGCCCTGAACATGCGGGCATCCGCCGCCGAGTTCATGCGGACCCTGACGGCCGACGAACGCCCGGACATCGATGGCCACTCCGCGACCTACCAGGCCATCCGTGAGATCCCCGAGGGCCTGGACCCGATCGACATCGAGATCACGACCGAACTCCGTGACCGGTTCCACGCGGCGCAGGACGCGGCGTGGGCGGCGGAGGACGAGCTGACCGCCTGCAAGGGCGAACTCCTCGACGCAATCGGCACCGGCCAACGCGCCGTATGCGAACGCCAGCGCGTCGCCACCCGCACGGTCCGCGACGGATCTACCTACTCCCTCATGCCCGCCCGCACCCGAAGGAACGCCCGATGACCGACAACACCGTCTCCACCGCCGTCGCCGTCCGCGACACCGGACCCGGCGCCATGGTCGAGCAGTACCGCGAGGAATACGCCGCCCTCGTCCCCTCCCACGTCAACGCCGACCAGTGGATCCGCCTCGCCGTCGGAGCCATCCGCGGCAACCAGATGCTGGAACAGGCCGCCAAGACCGACGTCGGCGTCTTCCTCCGCGAACTCAAAACCGCCGCCCGCCTCGGGCTGGAGCCCGGCACCGAGCAGTTCTACCTCACGCCCCGCAAGTCCAAGGCGCACGGCTACAAGTTCATCATCCAAGGGATCGTCGGGTACCAGGGCATCGTCGAACTCATCTACCGGGCCGGCGCTGTGTCCTCCGTCGTCGTCGAGACGGTCCGCGCCAAGGACTCGTTCCGGTACGTCATCGGCCGCGACGAGCGCCCGGTACACGACGTCGACTGGTTCGGCGGCGACCGCGGCGACCTGGTCGGCGTGTACGCCTACGCGGTCATGAAGGACGGCGCCACCTCGAAGGTGGTCATCCTCAACCGGCAGCAGGTCATGGACGCCAAGGCCAAGTCCGACAGCGCCTCGGGCAAGGGCGCCGACTACTCGCCGTGGAACACCAACGAGGAAGCGATGTGGCTGAAGACGGCCGCCCGCCGCCTCGCCAAGTGGGTGCCCACCTCGGCCGAGTACATGCGCGAGCAGCTCCGGGCGCAGGCCGAGGTCGCCAAGGAACTGCCCTCCGGATTCGCCCCGCAGCTACCGCAACCGCAGGCCGACCTCCCTGCTGACGGGACCGACGGCATGGACGACGAGGGCCCGATCGACGCGGAGTTCGTCGACGACGAGCCCGCCCAGAGCTGGCCGCCCGTCGCGCAGCCTCCCGCCTGATCCACACACGAGAGGGCGCCCCCGCGGGTATCGGGGGCGCCCCGCCCAAGCACACCACACCAGCCCCTGAACGGAGAACCATGCCTGTCACCCGTGCCACCCACGAGGCCTTGAAGACCGCGCACGCCGCCCTGAAGGAGAAGTACCGGCAGAACCTCGCCGAGCAGACCAACAACCAGCGCGCGGACGAGGCGACCGCGGACACCATCACCCGCCTCTCCACCGAGTTGGACGCCCTGCGCCGGATCACCGCATGGACGGTACGAGAGCTGGAGCTGGGCGGGATGACGGTGCTGGCGTACAGCCTGCGCCGCCAACTCGACAACAACGACGTAGACCTCAGCGCCGAGCTGAACCGGGAGCCGGCCGGGGTGCCCGCGACGATCCGGTACACGGCGTCCGAGGGCCGTCTGGTCGCTGAGCTCCACCGCCGCACGAAGGCGCTGGAGGCGTGCAAGGACCAGTGCCGCGAGTTGCAGCGGGTGAACGAGGAGCAGGCCCGCCAACTCCGCGACCACGCCGCCGCGCCCGCGCCGGTCGAGGGGAGCGCGGCGTGAAGCGGCCGCTCATTCTCCGCCCCGGCAGCGGCCGCCACCGTGCCCGCCGCGTGTTCGGCCAGCTCGCGCGGCAGCAGTTCGTGCACTGCCCGACCTGCGGAGTCGACACCGCGGCCACCATCCACGGCGACCTCATCCGCTGCACCGAGAACCACACGATCACCACCGTCCGGGGGGACCAGTGACGAACCGCAACAAGGCCAAAGGCTCCGCCTGGGAGCGCGCCATCGTCGAACACCTCAAGGCCGCGGGCTGGCCGTTCGCCGAACGCCGCCTCGCCGGAGCCGCCAAGGACCGCGGCGACATCGCCGGCGTCGTCGGGGTCGTCATCGAGGCGAAGAACACCGCAACGCGGAAGCTCGCCGAGTGGGTCGACGAGACCGAAGTCGAGCGCGTCAACGACAACGCGTGGCTCGGCGTGGTCTGGCACAAGCGGACCGGTAAGGCGTCCGCGGCTGACGGCTACGTCACCATGACGGGCGCCCAGTTCACCGCGCTCCTCACCCGCGCCCTCGACATCCAGACCACCATCCCCGTCGACACCGAGGACGAGGCGGTGATCGCGCGATGAGCCCCACACCCCCGAACGCGACCGTCGACCAGATCGTGGCCGCCCTCCGCGCTGGCCGGTCCGTCAACCAGGTCGCCCGCGAGCTTCGCGTGGACCGGGCCCGCGTCCGCCGCATCCGCAACGCGCACGGCATCCCGGCCTTCGTCCCGGTCGAGCAGACCCGCACCCTCGAAGAGAAGTGGGCCACCTACACCCGCCCCCTGAACGGCGGCCACCTGGAGTGGACCGGCGAACGCGGCGCCGCATCCGGCACCCCAGTCCTCCGCTACAAGGACGCGTACCACAGCCCCGCCTCGATCGCGTTCCGCATCCGCCACGGCCGCGACGCCGAGGGCTACGCCATCGCCGACTGCGAAGTCCAGCACTGCATTGCTCCGGACCACGTCGAGGACGAGGCCGGCCGGAAGCGGAACCGCGAGCAGCTGCGCTACTTGACCGGCGGGCAGGAGCGGAAGCCGTTCTGTGCCCACGGGCACGACCAGGCCGAGCACGGCTCGTACGGGCCGAACGGCGTGGCGTACTGCCGGGAGTGCAAGCGGCTGGCGAGGCAAGCCGACCGCGAGGCGGTGGCGGTCTGATGCCCGGCCCGGCTGGCGTGCCGCGCGCCGACATCATCGCCCTCCTCCGCGAGGGCCACTCCGACCGGTACATAGGCCGCACCCTCCGCACCAACCCGAAGAGGGTCGGCCGGATCCGCGCCGAGGCCGAACTGCCCCGCGCCGAGACGGTCTCCACCGTGACCCTCAACCAGAAGTGGGCCACCTTCACCCAGCCGACCCCCGACGGGCACCTCGCGTGGACCGGCTACCTCCGTCAAGGCACCTGCCCGGTCCTGAAGTACCGCGGCGAGCACTACACCGCCCGCCGGGTCGCATTCCTCATCGCACACAAGCGGGAGCCCGTGGGCCGGGTCCTGGCGGGCTGCGACTGGCCGCCCTGCGTGCACCCCAACCACGTCGAGGACCAGGCCATGCGCAACCAGTACACCCAGATCTTCGGAGAAGCCTCGTGAGCAACTACACCGGCGCCGTCCCCGAGACGAAGCGCAAGCCCGACTGGCGCGACAAGGCCACCTGCCGCGGCAACGAGAACGACGCCTGGTTCCCGCAACCCGGCGACACCACCGCCGTCCGCGACGCCAAGAGCGGGTGCTTCGGCTGCCCCGTCATGTTCCAGTGCGCGCAGTACGCCCTCCGCACCGGCCAGGACGCCGGCGTGTGGGGCGGCCTGAGTGAGGGCCAGCGCACCACGCTGCAGAAGAAGCACCGCCGGACGGAGTTCGACGAGCTGGGCACGGTCCGCACCGCCGTCCTCGCTGCACTGCACGAGGAACTCAACCCGACCCGCACTCTGCGCGATCTGTGGGACGACCGTACCCGCAGCCTGCCCGGCGGTCACATCGGCTGGACCGGCGACAGCGGCAGCTTCTCCTTCCACGGCCACGTGTACACGCCGAAGCAGCTGTCTTTCGTCATCGACCGCGGACACAAGGCAGTCGGCATCGTCCGCCGCATCCCCGAGTGCTCGGTCGTCGAGTGCGTGAACCCCCGCCACCTCGCCGACAACGCGGAGCGATTCCAGCGGAAGCAGGCCGAGGAGCGCGCGGCGGGCCAGGCCGAGGCCCGCGCCCAGTACGCAACGGAGGAGCTCGCGTCGTGACCGCCTGGCTCGGCGGTGTGCAGGTGCGGCGGATGGAGCGCGGCCAGGTCCCGGTCGCCGACTTCCTCTGCGCGCGCTGCCTCACACACCGCCGGGTCACGGGCCGGCAGATGGTCTCCGACTTCCTCCGCTCGAACCCCATGACCGCACACACCTGCACCACCAACCACAAGGAAGACACCACGCCATGAACAGCATCCCGAACCGGCCCCTCAACAAGACCGCTCTCGCCGCGACCGTCGCCGGTGAGCTGGGCGTCAGCCTCGACGACGGCTTCCGCGCCCTGAACGCCGTCCTCGACAGCATCACCCGCACTGTCGTTGCCGGGCACGACGTGACGATCACCAACTTCGGCACGTTCCGCGCCGTCCAGCACCCGGCCCGCATCGCTCGCAACCCGCAGACCGGAGCGCCCGTCCCTGTCCCGGCCCGGCCCGCCGTCCACTTCCGGGTCGCGCCGCGTCTGCGGGAGGTCGTCCGCGGTGGCGACCCGGCCGCGTCGATCCGCAAGCGCCCCAGCAAGTAGCCCGCCCGAGCGCCCCGCCGGGCGGACACCGGCGGGGCAACCCCTCAAGGAGAACACGTGATTGACCGCCCGTACACCGACGACGACCTCCGCGCCGAGGCCGCCCGCCAGCACGCCGCCCTCACCGAGGACCCCGACTTCATGGGCGTCGGCGAGCAGATGCAGGACACCGAGATCGAGAGCCTGCTCCCGCCCGCCGAGGCCGACGGCGCCGAAGGCCCGCACTGGGACGAACTCCTCGACGAGGACCAGTTCAACGAGGCGCAGAGGAAGATCCACGACCTGATCAACGGCGCGGCCGACGTGTCCGAGTGGGCCGTCGACATCGGCGCCGACGGCCTGGAACCCCTCGACGCCGCCCTCAGCATGCAGACCAGCACCGGGCCGCTCGTCCGCATCCACTTCGCCGTCCGCCCCGACATGCCCGACGACATGCGCAACGCCCTCGTCGAAGGCCTCGGCATGGAGATCGCGAAGTACCTCCCGCAGACCACCTGACCGGCGGCCGACCCCCACGGCCGCCACGGGCCCGCCCCACCCCCGAGGGGCGGGCCCACCCCTCAGCAGAAAGGAACCGCCATGGCCCGCTCGATCGGCATGGCCGCCGACGCCACCGTCTTCCGCGCCGTCATCGAGTTCACCGACCGCGACGGCAGTAAGCGCACCGAGTACGAGGGCCCGTACGGGGCGATCGGCGCGGCCCGGGCGCGGGTGTCGTTCTGGACGAACTACCTGCGCGAGCGCGACGAGGAGACCGGCGAGCCGACCGGGAAGAGCCGGGCAAGCGGCTACGTCGAGCGCGGCACCGTCACGTGGGAGCGCGCCTGATGCCCTGCCCGCGCTGCCTCGCGCCCGTCCCGCCGAACGCGGGGTTCTGCCCGGCCTGCTCGGCGCCCGTCGGCCAGTAACGACAAAGCCCCGCACCACACGGTGCGGGGCCAGGAGAGAGAGGAGGGGAACCGTGTCAGGACTCGGCGATGTTCCGCGCGGCGCCGGCGTCGCGTTGGCGCTTTCGCCACGCGTTCACCTCGCGGACGACATACATGCGGATGTCCGCGGCGCGGGCGATGCCCTTCTCCTTGCACGCCTTCTCGTAGTCCGCCCACACGTCGTCCTCGATGCGGACCATGCGGCCGGGCGTCCCCTTCGTCGTCATGTCAACAGCGTAGCTGACTCTTCAGGGGCAACACACCCCCAGCTACCTGCCTGTACGTCGAACGTATTGCGGGTGACTATACACCCTGAGGTAGAATCAGAGGCAGGCAAGGCACCCGCGAAGCCTCCCTGAACTGGGGGTTTCCTCCGCATGCCCTGACCAGCACGAACGAGAGAAGCTCCCGATGCCCTGGGTCAAGCTGGACGACCGATTCCCATCGCACCGCAAGGTCGCGCTCCTGCCCGACCGGGCATTCCGACTGCACGTCTCAGCGATCTGCTGGTGCTCCGAGAACCTCACCGACGGCCGCATTGCCGACCGCGAGCTCCCTCTCGTCGCCAAGGTGCGCGGCCTCAAGGCCACCGCCCAGCAACTGGCGGACGCCGGCCTGTGGGACCGCATCGACGGCGGCTGGCAGATCCACGACTACCTCGACTACAACCCGTCCCGCGAACAGGTCCTCGCCGAGCGGAAGAAGAACGCCGAGCGACAGGAACGCTTCCGTCAGCGGAGGAACGGCAAGCCGGTCCCGCCGGGTGGCGGCCGTAGTAACGGCGTTACGCCGGACAGCCCGGATGCGCCTGGAACGCACGACGGCGACACGAGCGCAGCACGACGGCGACACGACGGCGACACGACGGCGACCGGAAACGGTGCCGTTCTGGAGACAGAACCGCAGGTCAGCGAAGTTCGTAACGGCGTTACTAACGGCGTCCCGTCCCGTCCCGTCCCGTCCCGACCTCTATCTATGGCTGATGTAGATGGGGGGAGTACCGGTAGTAGCGCGGCTGATCTTGACTTCCTCGCGCCCACCCCGATCGAAGTCGACGGCTTCACCGTCACCGACGCCATGCGCGCCTGGGTGATCCGCACCTACGGACCCCACTTCGACATCGACCACGCCACCGCCCAGTTCGTCAGCCACTACCGATCCACCGGCGCCCGCCGCAAAAGCTGGCCAGACGCCTGGCAGAAGTGGATCCGCGACGACGCCCAACGCGCCGCGCAGCGCCGCCAGCAATACCCCACCAGCAACGTCCTCCAACTCCCCACCGGCCAGACCCTTACCGGCACCGACGCCAAAGTCGCCGGCTGGCTCGCCCTCGCCTCAGGAGACGACAACCAGTGAAGACCCCCCGGACCGAAGCCGACAGCCGCCGCATCTTCGAAGCCCTCACCCACGGCGTCGCCGGAGACGACGACACCGCCTGGAAGCTTCTCGCCCCGATCGTCGAGCGCAGCAACCAGGCCATGTACGCCGTGTTCTGCTCCCTCGCCGAGGCCGCCGCATTCGACGCGATCCAGCAGCAGGGCGCCGGCAACTTCGTCATCGAGGTCGAGGACGTCCACACCGGCGCGGAGGGCAGCGTCGACGTCCTCCCGCCCGGCATGCGCTTCGCCGCCCAGTTCGTCACCGCCCGCGCCAACCGCGACGAGGACACCGCCCACGCCCTCTACATGGCGTACTGCCCCGACCGCCCGGACGACCTGGCCCAGGGGCTCCGCGCCCTCTACGAGATGGCCGTCGTCTCCCTGCGTGCCTTCTGCGAGCGCAAGCGGGCGGAGGAGGGCCGATGACCCCCGACGAGGCCGCCCGGCTCCTCGCCGCCTGCGCCGCCTTCGACAACCGGCAACCGAGCGAGATCGCCAAGCAAGCCTGGGCCGCCGCGTTGCGCGACCTCCCCCTCGACGACGACACGTTCGAAGCCGTCGCCCGCTACTACAGCGCCCCCGCCACCCCCGGTGAAACCGGCAGACGGTGGATCGAACCCCACCACGTCCGCACCACCCGCACCAAGATCCGCGACGAACGCCTCGGCCCCACCATCCCCGCCTACGAACCGCCGCCCGTACCGGAGACCGGCGCCGACTTCATCACCCGCCGCCGCGCCCAACTCACCGCCATCGCCGACGGACGCGAAACCGCGGTCCCCGTCGGTGCCCTCACCGGCGGCCCCCACCCCAACGTCGCCCGCCAGTTGGCCGGCGTCGGCCGCGACATCCCCGAAGACGAGCCGTACATGCCCGCCGACTTTCGCGACCAAGTCGGCATGGAAGCCCGGCCCCCAGAACTCTCCATCCCCTGCCCGAAGGACGGATGCCGAGCCCCCGCCCGCCAACCCTGCAAAACCCCACACGGCCGCCGCCGCACCACCGCCCACTCCGCCCGCATCGACGCCGCCCAAGGAGCCGCCACATGACCACCACGCCCGCCCGCATCCAGCGGCGCCGCACCAAGGGATGGCGCAAACCCGAAGGCGCCGTCTACGTCGGCCGCGGCAGCAAGTGGGGCAACCCCTGCACCCAGGTCCGGATCCCCGCCCTCGACGGCTCCGAATGGGAACACGAAGGCCGCCTCGGCAAAACATCCGGCCAACACCACGCCTTCGTCCACCCCGACAAGACCATCACCTGGCACCTCGTGCAGGACGCCACCCGCGAGCAGGCCGTTGCCATGTACCGCCGCTGGCTCACCCTCCGGCCCAGCCTGGCCGAGGCGGCGCGCGCCGAGCTGGCCGGCCGGGACCTCATGTGCTGGTGCCCCACCGACCAGCCCTGCCACGCCGACGTGCTCCTCGAACTTGCCAACCAACCGGCGGCCCGGCAATGAGCCTCCTCGACCGGCTCCTCGAAGAAGCCATCCCCACCCGACTCCACCCCGCCCAAGGCCGCGCCCCCTGGAGCAGGCAAGAGCAAGACCGGCACTGGGCCGACCTCTGCGAAGCCGTCGGAACACCACACGCCCAACGACCCACACCCACCCACGACGACGAGGAAGAAGCAGCCGCATGAGCCCCCAAAACGAGATGGCCGCCAGCCTCCACCGCGACGGCTTCAGCCCCGACGAAATCGCCGCCATGCTCGCCCCCGGCGCCACCACCGGCGGAGCCCCCGAACCCACCCAGCTGCGCTGGGGCCTCAACGACGTCATGTGGGGCGACGACGACAACGTCACCGTCCTGCTCTCCGGCCCCAACGGCGAGCCCTACTGGCTCGAGCTCGACCAGGAGCGCGCCAACACCCTCCGCGAAGACCTCGCCGGCCCCAGCAACGAGCCAACCGCCCGAGCCGCAGTCCTGCAAGAGATTGCCACCACGCTGGAGCAACTCGCCGAAACGGACGTCATCCGCAAGCGCCGCAGCCTCGCGACCGCCCGCCGACTCCTCGCCGTCGAGCTCCGCCGCATGGCCACCGACGACACCACCTGACCAGCAGCGGCGGCCACCCCACAACAACCCACCCCACCACCCGAAAGGAACCCTCGATGCTCACTCCCGTCCAGTGGTCCACGATCCGCAACCTCGTCGCCTGGCTCGACCACGAGAACGGCCGCAGCCAGGAAGAGATCACCCTCCGGCTGCTGAAGCTGTCCGAGGAGGTCGGCGAGGTCGCCCAGGCGTGGATCGGCGTGACCGGCCAGAACCCGCGCAAGGGCGTCACTCACAGCCGCGCTGATGTGGCCGACGAGCTCGTCGACGTCATCGTCACCGCCGCCGTCGCGCTTGCGTCGATCGTCGACCAGCCCGAGCAGGTGCTGGCCGCCAAGGTCGCGCAGATCGCCGACCTGCGCGGCGTCACCTGCTGATCCCCGCCCGCACGTTGACCGTCAACCGCCCCGCCAGAGGAGACACCGTGACCACCAGCCCGATCAGCGAGCAGCAGCTCGACCAGTACGCCGAACTCGCCATCACCGCCGAACACGACGGCATCAAGGTCAACCCGGCCGTCGTCACCGCCCTCGTCGACGAAGTGCGCCGCCTCCAGTACCAGCGCCGGTACCTGCTCGGCCAGATCGCGAAGAAGGATGCCGCCTCGGGTGCCGGTGACCGCGCGCTGCGGAAGTTCCTTGCCGGTGAAGAGCAGCGCACCGCCGAGGAGACGCTGTGACCACCACACCCGCCGACGAACTCCGCACCGCCGCGCAGATCCTGCGCCCGCTCGCCGAGGCCGCGCAGCGCGACCTGGAGACGGGCGACTACTGGGCCAGCTATCCGAAGGACAGTGCCTGGTACGACGGCCTCACCAACGGCATGGGCGGCGCGAGCGGTGACCTCGCCGGAGCGCTTCCGCCCGCCGCTGTGATCGAACTGGCCCGCTGGTTGCAGTCGGCCGCCAGGGACGCCGTCGAGATCGGCCCCGACCCGCACGCCGTTGCCGTGGCCCGCGCGGTCAACGCCGCTCGTCCTGCCCCGTGACCGCAGACGGCCCGCTCCGGGGCGTATCCGGAGCGGGCCAGGCGCCCACCGTACCGCTGTCAGTGCCACCCCGTACCGTCCCAACCCATCCCAAATCAGGAGGAATCATGACCCGCACGCTCCCGCACGACCCGTACATCACCGCCGTCTGCGACGCCCTCACCGCCGCCGGCCTGGAGCCCGCCGACCACTTCACCGACGACTCCGACACCAGCGGCAGCCACTGCTACCTCCGCGCCGTCATCACCCTCGCCCCCGACACCTCCGGCCTCGACGCGAAGCGCTGGCCGGACGGGCTGATCCTCATCTGGGAGTGGCACACCGGTATCGAGGTTGCCGACGGGGAGCCGGAGCGTGGCCCGTCCTGGGAGTGGGCGCCGCTCGTCGACCCGCACGGCCAGTGCGGCGAACGCAAGCCGCTCACGGCGCTGGGCTACCCGTCTCCGGCCTACGTCGTGGAGAGCGTCCGCGCGCTGATCGAGCGCCGCAACCAGTCGACGCCCGCCGAGCGGTGGGAGCGCGCCGACGAGCTGGACGCCGCCTGCGAGACGTGGGGCGCCACCGAGGAAGCGTCCGCATGACCGCCCACCTGATCGGCGTCGAGGTTTCCTGCGACGGCCCGGACGAGCAGACCGACTGCCCCGAGAGCGCGGCAGTCCGCGCGAGCTTCGCGTCGAGGACCGCCCGCCAGGTACGCGCGGACGGACGCGCCCAGGGCTGGACCGTCCGACGTAGCCCCGGCCACCTCCGCGACGTCTGCCCCGCCTGCCGAGCGCAGCGCACCGCCTGACTGTCTTCCGCCGGCCGTCCTGCCCTGGACGGCCGGCCCAACCCCTGGAGTGACCATGACCGACCAGACCGCTATGGACCGAGGCGCCAAAGCCGAGGCGCTTCTGCTGCACTTCACTGCCGAAGCCCACCGCCGCAAGTGGGCCTACGACCGGGGCGTCGACGACGACGGCGTGCCGATCAAGTCCGAAGCGTTCAACGCCCTGCACCAGCTCGGCGAGGAGATGCGCGTCGAACTGGACAAGCTCCACGCCGCCATCCCTGCCGGGCAGGCGCCCGCCACCGACCGGGCCGCGCTCGTCGAGCTCGGCGCTGATGCCATCCGCGAGGCCGCCTGCCCCGGCTCGAACTGCCCCCACACCGAGGAGGAATGTGCCGAGAAGCGCATCCAGCCCGCCGCGTGGGAGCGGGGCGTGCTTTCCGAGGTGTACGGCCGACCGGAGTGGTTCGCCGACGCGGTGCTGACCGTGCTGCCCGCGCCCACCGACCGGGCTGCCGCCCTCCGCGAAGCCGCTGACCACTTCGCGAGCAAGGGCCGCGTAGTCCTCGCCGCTTCCCAGGCCGCCAACGAGCTGCGCCGCATGGCCGAAGAGGCGCAGCAGGACGGAGCGCAGTCATGACCGACGTCAACTCTGGCCCCGGATGGTACGAGGTCATCAACCCCCGAAATGCCACCACCTGCATCGCCTACGTCCACGAAAACGGCACGCTCTACCTCCCTGAGGGCGAGGACACGCTGACCCGCGACGAGTTCGCGTTCGCGGCGGCACGAGGGAACGCGCACCGCCTCGTTCGGGCCGACGACCTGCCCGCCGCCGGGGCGCAGCAGCCGAAGGAGGCCTGAACCGTGGACCGCAAGCTGAACGCGTGCGGGTTCTCCGTCGAGACCATCGCCGCCGAGTACGAAACCGACGCCGCACTCGCCGAGGCCGGACAGGACATGGCCGACCCGTACTTCCTCGCCGCGCTGGCCGCCGAGGACGCGCACCGGACCCTCGACCACGAGGCTGCCGCTACGTCCTTGAAGGAGCCGCAGCTGTGAGTACCTTCGTCTGCCGCAACTGCCGCCGCCCTCTCCACTGGCTCGACGAGACGGGCTGGTTGCACGGCGAACTCCCGCAGTACGCCCACGAGCCCATCACCTGCGAGCGGCCCGTCCCGGTGTGCGACGGCCCCGCGCCCGGTTGCAACCACGCAGACGGGCCCGACGCCTCCTGCACCTGCCGCTGCCACGCCCCGAGGAGGCGGTCGTGATCGCCGAAGCCCTCGACACCCTCATCACCCTCGGCTGGGCCGCCCTCGCCTGGCTCACCGTCCTCGCCGCGGTCGTCTCCGTCGTGCTCCTTGCCGGGACCGCGGTCGGAGCGTGGGCCGTGCGCGGCCTGTGGCGGCACATGATCCGCCCCACCTGGGCCCACGGGCGCGCCAGAGCCCGGATCTTCGCCGCACGCCGCGTACGGCGCTCCACGGACCGCACAGCCCCTCACGACTACCGGGAAGCCGCATGACCCGCACCCGCGTCTACGCCCACGCCGCACACACCACCGCCCTGGCCCTCCTTGCTACCGGCACCCTGGCCGCCCTCGACGGAGCCTGGTGGACCGCCGGCCTCTGCTGGTGCTTCCTGCCCAGCCTCTGGTTCGTCGCCGGCCGCATCAACGCCACCTACTGGCGCGAGCGCCGCGTGCGGGAACGCCTCGAGCAGCTCTGCCACCAGGACGGGCGGCCGCTCACCGGCCCCGAGCACGCCGAGTGGGCCGCGCTCATCGCCCGCATTGACCTCCCCGACGACCGGAGCGCAGCGTGAGCGGCCCGTCGTCGGCGCCCCGGGGCGAGCACACGCCCACCCCGGGCACCACCTGGCAGACCCGACTCGTCCGCGTCGAGCAGCTGGTGGACGACGACGCCCCCGACCCCGCACCGCCCAACCGCGAGACCCGCCGCGCGGCCACGCGCGCAGCACGGAGGACCAAGTGACCGACCTCCACATCACCCCCTGGAAGTGCCCCTTCTGCGTCGGCGGCATCACCCCCAGCCTCGACGGCAGCGCCGAACGCTGCATGCACTGCTCCGGCAACGGCCTCACCGACGAACCATGCGGCCCCGCCGAACGCGCACCCCGTCCGCCCAGCGTCATGCGCACCCCATGCGCCGACTGCGCGTACCGGCCCGGCTCACCCGAGCTGGAAGCGAACGGCGCCCAGCTCCCGGACGACGAACCGTTCTTCTGCCACCAGGGCCTGCCCTGCAACGCGGCCGGCCGCTACACCCCGGTCGCTACGTTCCGCGGGCTGCCGCTCGGCGCGATGGTGTGCGCGGGCTGGTGGGCGATGAAGACGGGTGAGGCGTTGCCGGGCAAGCCGTATCGCGAGGTGCCGATCACCGAGGACCAGGTCGAAGCGCGCTGGGGGCGCAAGACCACGACCGACCAGCCCAAGGAGAAGTGACCTGTGACCACCAACCGCTACGACGAACTCTCCGACCGCGCCCGCTGGTTCATGGAGAACTACGACGAGCTCGACCGCGCCGCGATCTGCGCGAGCACCGAGACCGAGCGTGACGGCGCGTACCGCGAGCGCGCCCACCTCGTCGCCCTCCTCGCCGCCACGACCGACCAGGCCGTCATCACCCCGGCCCTCGACCTCGACGAACCCGGCTGGTGGATCGTCTACCTCAACCTCGGCGGCCGCCAAGCGTCGTGGCACATTGCGCCCCGCGACGCCGGACTGTTCGCCCACGTCGAGCGCGTCGAGCCCGACGACCCGCGCGCCCAGTGGGACGGCCACACGACCGAGGAGAAGTACGCTGGCATCGCCGCCCACACGGCCGAGCTGGCGCAGCCCTGCGGCCCGGCCCGCGCCGAGCAGCACACCGAGACCGGACGCGCCGAGGAGCAGCCCGCGCCCACCGTCACGACCGGCCTCGTCATCGAGCCCTACCGCAACGACCAAGGCCAACCCCGCTGGGTGTTCCGCTGCTGGGGCACCGACACCTGCGACGGCTGGCTCTCCCTCGACCACCACAGCGAGCAGTCCGCGCAACGCGCACGAGACCGGCACGTCAGCGAGGAACACCCAAGCGAGGAGCAGCTCATGCCCACCTGCAACGCCACCATCGAAGGCCCCCACGTCCCCGGCGGCCCCGTCCAGTGCACCCGCGAGGCCGGGCACCCGGAGAATCACGTTGGACCAGCGCAGGGCGACGACGGCAAGGTGCTGTGGACCGACTACCACGCCGGCGCCACGCCGCACCGCGCCACGGAGGAGCGGACGTGATCCGCGACCCTGACTGCCTGCGCACCGTCTGGCTGTTCGGCAAGCCGTACTGGTGGAACCGTCTCCCCGACGGCCGCCTCACCCTCGCACCCGCCACCTGGATCAAGGAGCAGTCCGGTGCCTGACCTGCACGGCTGGATCACCCAACAGATCGACCGACGCGAGGACCTCGCCAAGCGTGCCGCCAACTACGGGCGCCTCGACTGGCCGCAGCCCGCTACCGCCGTAGTTGACATCGGTGAGGACTGGCCCCTCACCACCGAGGCGGGCCCGATCGCCGAGCTCATCAGCGAGCACGACCCAGCCGCCGTCCTCCGCCGCTGCGCCGCCGACCGCCGCATCCTCGCCCGCCACCGCCTCAACCCCCACGCCATCTGGTACGAAGCCGCCAAGTGCGACGGCTGCGGCACCGAGGGCGAGATGGCCTACCCCGTGACCGAGAACCTCAACGACTGCCCCGAACTCCTCGACCTCGGGTATGCGCACGGCCTCACCCCGGAGATCCTTGCCACCCTCGACCGGCCACAGGAAGGGGAGCGCCCCGAGCGGACTGGCCCGTCCCTCATCCCCGACGCGCTCGCTGAAGCGATGGGCAAGTCGCTGCTGGCCGCGATGACGACGCAGTACGTGCTGCGGTCGGAGCCGACGCCAGAGCAGAAGGCGATCAAGATCCTGGAGCCGGAGCTGAAGAAGATCAGCAGCTACGTGCCCACCGCCGAGGAGCCCGGCCCGGCTTGACGGCCGCGCCCAGAACATGAGGCGGCCCGCCGGCATGTACCCCTACCGCCGGCGGGCCGATTACCCCCAAGGGCGCCCCTTTCGGGGAGACCACGACCGTACGCCCCAACCAGGCCAGGCCGAAAGATGTTGGACCCATTGACCTGAAACCGACACAGGCGCAGCCTGAACTCACCGCGACAACCAGGGAGACCCATGCCCGACAACAGCGACTTCCGCATCATCTCGCGCGACATCCCCAACGGCGGCCGCCTCATCGCCGCCGTGAAAAACACCGACGACCCCGAGCAGGCAACCGACGAAGAGATCCTCGACCGCCTGGAGGAGCTCGGCCGCGAGCGCCGTCTCCGGGCCGTCGACGACCCCGAATAGGTCAGTGCACCCACATGTCCGGGCCGCCGCCCCGCCACACAATCCACGCCGCGCCCGCCACCAGCTCCTCGTCCGCGTCGTCCAGGCCGGCCCAGCGGACCAGGTCCACGATGCCGGCGAGGTCGAGCGCGCGGCCGACGAGGATTCCGTCGGCGCGCACCGCACGGCCGCCGTTCTCGTCGGGCGGGTACACGGTCACCTTCATGCGCCTCAGGGTGGCGTACCGCACTGACAGCGCGCTCCGGAAACCGTGCTTGACGGGCGTGTGAGACTGAACTGCCGCACGAGTGTTCCCCGCTGGCTCACCGTGCGGCGCTACTCACCCGCCCGGTGGACAGCACACACCGAGCATCACGAGAGCCCCCCACCTTCAGATGGTCGGGGGCTCTCGCGCGCACAGGGGCTATGGCTGTCAGCCCTCCTGCTCAACGCTGGTGATGTCGAAACCGAACGGCACGTCCGGGCAGGCGTCGTAGATCTCCTGTCGGATCTGCTCCGGCGTCAGCTCGCTGCCCGCCTCGACCTTCAACGTCACAACGTAGGTGTTCATCCTGGGCTCCTCTGGTTCCTGTGACTTCTTCGCGATGCGGTCGGTCCGCCTGCCTTGCTGTGGCGGGTTCGCGGTGAACCACGCGGCCACCTCGTCGGCGCGGTACTGAATCTTCGTGGAGCCCTCGACCGATACCGGCTGAGGGAAGGAAGCGCTGCGCCGGTACGTGTGCAGCGCCGACCGGCTGACCCCGTGCTCCTGCTCGATCTGCTTCAAGGTGATCAAGCGGCTCCCCTCGCTTTCAGGGTTCTTGGGCACGGCTACATCCTCCCCGAACTTCTGGACAATGTCCAGAAGTTCTGTCACTGTGGAACGGCACCAACAGAACGGCCCCAGCTGAGTTGCACCTCGGCTGGGGCCAGCCACCACCTGACGTGACCAGGAGTGACCGTGCCGAATCCTACGGCCCAACCCCAAGCCCAGCCCACCCCCACGCCCACACGGCAACCGAACTCGATCCTCGCCCAACCAGCCACCGTCGAAGCCTGCCGTGCCGACTACACGGCCGCCCAAGACGTCCGCGACCGCCTCGACGAACAACTCCGAGGCAGCCACTGATGGGCTTCCTCGACCGCCTCCTCGGCAACGACCACCAACGCGCCGCCACCCGGTACGCCGACCGCGAGTCCGCATCGGAGCGCGCCGCCCGGCAACGCCGCCAAGGCCACCACCACTCGGCCACCGCCGCCGCACGTGAGGGCCAAGCGTGGGAGGCACGCGACCGCGCCCAAGACCGCAAGGGCAAGTGGTACCGCCCCGCCCGCTGACCCCACCAGACCGGCCGCCCCCGCCTACATCCCCCAGGGCGGGGGCGGCCACCCGCTCGCTCCCGGAGGAGCACCGTGAACGCCCCCAACAACCCCCTCAAGGACAAGCCGCCCATCCTGTACGGCGCCGTCGCCCTCGCCGTCCTCTCCCTCATCTGGTCGGCGTACGCGATCACCGACCTCATGCACTCCGGGAAGTTCGGCCTGTCCGTCGCCATCGCAGGCGACATCGGCTGGATCACCGTCCTGTGGGCCGAGTACCGCGGCGTCACCATCGCAGGCAAGACCTGGGCGCCGATCGCGGCCGGCTGGCTCATCGCGGTCGGTGTGGCGCTGCTCCTCGTCTTCCACGGCAACGAGGCCGGCGGCCGCGCACAGGCGATCGCCGGGCCGTTCGTCGTCCTCGTCGGGAAGCTCGTGTGGATGTTCGCGCTCGCCGCGATGCGCGACCCCGCCGCCCCCACCCCCGAACAGCAGGCCGAGCTGAACGCCGTGATGCGGGACTCCGCTCACGAGGCCGGCATGCTCCACGCCCGCGCCCAGGCGCAGATCGCCCGTATCCGCGCGGAGGCGAGCGTCACCCTCGCGCGCGACGAAGCCGACTTCGAGATCGGGCTGGAGCGACTCGACAAGCAGGCCGAACTCCACCGGCGTTCGCCGCTCGCCCTGCCCCCGAACACGATCCCCACGCTGCTCACCGAGCAGCCCGAGCCGGGGTTCGACGAGGCAGCCGAACAGGCGATCACCGTGACGAGCGAACCCGATCACGAGCAGCCGACCACGCTCGCGAGCAACCCGAGCAGCATCCGCGAACACCTCGCGAACAAGGCGATGACCAGCCCGAACGACGATCGCGAGCAGGCGCGCCCCACCCCGAACATGACGGCCCCGAACAGCGAACCGCCGAGCATCGCCGACCTCGTTCGCGAACAGATCGCGAACACCACGAACAACGCGACCGCCGTCCGCAACGTCCTCGCGATCCGTCCCGAGGCCAACCGCGACAGCGTCGCCGCCGCCGTACGCCGCGAACGCCGCAAGAGCCAGATGGAGAACGGATACGGATGAGCATCCACCAGGGCGCCGACGAGCGCCGTATCGCCAGCCTCCTCCGCCAGCACGGCGTCGGCCCGGACGCCGAGCCGCCGCTCGTCGTGCCCCCCATGCCGACCGTGCGGCCGAGGGACTGGCTCGACGACATCCTCGAAAGCGACGGACCATCCGCCCCGCCGCTCCTGGTCGAGCTCGTGCCAGAAGCACCCGCGCCCAGCGAGCCGCGGAAGACCAAGCCGAAGAAGCCCAAGAAGACCCGCCCCAGCAACCGGGGGGAGGGGTACAACCCGCTCGCCGCGCGCAGCCCCCGCCAGTCCCTCCTCGACGCCTACGACCGCGTCCCGCCCCGGGTGCGCTGGCTCGGCTACCACGCCACCGCCGCCTACATGGGCTGGACGCTGGGCCTCGTCAACTGGTCCACCTACGTCACCACGTGGATCGCCCACACCGGCCCCATCGGCCCCCAAGCCGTGTTCTGGTACGCCACCGCCGGCGCGACCGTCCTGGTGTACCGGCGTACCCGCGGCTGGTGGTGGCCGCTCGCCTGGCTCGCCGCGATTCCCGTCTGCTCGACCGTCACCGGCGTGCTGCTGTACGCCCCAACCTCGTAAGGAGAACACGTCGTGACCAGCGTGTTCGGCAACCTCGGCATCGTCGGCCTCGCAGTCGCCCTCACCGTGCTGCTCCTCGTCGGCATCAAGGGCGGCGGCAAGGTCAAACCCCTCGGCTGGTGGCCCTGCCTGATCCTCGGGATGCTCGCCGGGTCGGCGTATGCGGCGGCGGGCGGCCTGTTCAAGCTCGTGCCCGACCTCGTCGGCTCCGGACTGAAGGCGGCGCAGGGCATCATCCCCGGCGTCACCATGCCCGCCATCGCGTTGACCTTGGCGATCTTCATCCTGTTCAAGAAGCTCAACACCAAGCAGGTCGCCATCCTCGGCATCATCTTCTGGTACGCCGCATCCGGCGCCGGCGGCGTGTGGGGGACCCTGTCGGAGAGCATCGCCAACCTCGGTCTGCAGGTGTCCTGATGCGCGCCCTGGCTGACCGTGTCCGCGTCGTGCTGGCCCTGCTCGGGCCGCTCGGCGCGGGCTCCCGCGCGCTGCTGCTGCGCCTGATCGGCCGGTTCGGATGGAAGACGGTGGTGATCGGTGCGCTGGTCTGCGTGTTCGCGGTGGTTCGCTACCGGACGTGGACGGCGTGGATCATCGCCGTGTGGTGCGCCGCAGCGTGGATGCACGCCCCCACCGACACCATCAGCGAGGAGGGCGTCGACGACGGCGAGGATGCCGCTGAGGAAGAGGCAGGGGAGGACCCCCACAACGGCATGCTCACCCTGCTCTACACCCTCATCGGAGACGCCCACGGAGTGCACCTCCGCACCGTCCTCACACACCTCCAGAAGCACGGCCAGTGGCAGGACAAAACGGTGGCTGATCTGAGGCAGCATCTGGAGGCCCTGGACATCCCCGTGCAGCCCAAGGTGAAGGTGGGCGGAACACCCACCCGTGGGGTGTTGAAAGCCGACCTCGACGCGCTCCCCCCAATGGAGGCCCCGCCCCCGCCCACCGCCCCGTCTCCCACCGTCTGACCTGCACGTCTACCTGCCGTCTCCCCACCGTCTCCCGCCCCTCTCCCGGGGTGGGAGACGTACCTGTACCCCCGAGGATGGACCCATGCCGTACGTCTACGAGTGCTACCAGTGCGAGGCGAGATCCCCGCACCAGCACGACCACCCCGGGGGCGCCGAGGCCGAGCAGGAACGGCACCGCACCTCCGCACATGGAGGGCTCGCACCTTCCGCGGGGGACGGTGTGCGCCAGGTGCATGCCCAAGCCCGCGGGGACGGGTGTCTGCCCGCGGGCTCGTTCTGGGCGGTGCTGTTCTTCCTTGCCCTGCTGGCGTCGAGTTGTTGGGGTCGCTGACCCCGTTTGACACGGCTGCGAGACTGGGCGTGCAGCCGGGTTTCGAGCACACGGATGCCCCCACGAGGACCCCACCGCGCACCCCCCGAGCGGTGGGGTTTTCGCATGCCCGGCTACCGGCCGGCGCGCTCGTCGTCCCGGTGTGGGGTGGGTACGGCGCGGGCGACCCAGCCGCGGCCGGTGCTGTCGGAGGGCCGCATCGTTGGCCGGGCGCCGAGGAGTTCGCAGATCCGGTCGAGCTCGCGCTGGCAGGCCTCCCGCGTACTGCCCCGCACCATGTACACCACGTCGTCCATGACCAGCAGTGTGCCGTTACCAGAAGACGCCCGTTGCCGGTTCGAGTGGAATCGGGTCACGAACCGGTGACAGCGCCTTCACGGGGCCTGCACATGGCCCGATGATGCACCCCTCTGCACACCCGCACCTCGGGGGAACCCATGGCCCAGCCCACGCCGCCCGCACCCACCCAACCGCCCACGCAGCCAGGCACGAACACGAAGAAGCTGATCACCATCGTGGCTGGCGCCGCCATCGTCGCGTTCGCTCTCGGTGGTGGTGTCGCCCTCCTCCTCAAGGACGACGGGAAGACCGACGACAAGCCGACCGTCGCCAAGGCCGCCGCCAGCAGCCCGCCGGCCACGCCGAGCCCATCGCCCTCCCCGAGCCAGCCGACGCTACGCCTGGGCGACACCGCCGACATCAGCTCCGACGTCGAGACGAGCGCGGCCGCCCTCGCATACACCGACGAAGGCATCAAGGGCTGGCCCGAAGCGCTGGACGCCGGGCGGAAGTGGGCGGTCGTGATGGTGAAAGTCTGCAACAAGGGCACCGAGGCCATCGGGGTGAGCACGTATCCGTGGTCCCTGGCGTACGCGGACGGGGTGCGGGTGGACTCGGCCGGCATGAACGCCGGGGATTTGCCGCAGCCGCTCTACCCGATGGACGCGAAGGTGAAGGGCGGCGACTGCGTGCGGGGGAACATCGTGTTCCAGGTGCCGCAGGAGGGGCGGCCGGAGCGGGTGTTGTACAGCCCCGAGACGCTGGATGAGCCGGTGGAGTGGCTGGTCGGCAAGAGATGATGTCACCCGTTCGGGGGTAGTGACAGGCGCGCCTGACGGGGCGTAGCGTCGCGGGTGCGGCAGTCGGGCGGCCCGGTGTTTGCAGGCCGGGCGGGGGCGTGTAGCTGCGACCCTGCCTCCCTCGCACGGCTGCCGCGTAGACGTTGAACGGCCCCGCCCGGGATCCGGCGCGGGGCCGTCGTCATGTGGTGGGCTGCTCGCTGCGTGCTTCGTACACCTCGGCCACGGCCCCGTCGTGCTCCCGGACTTCGAACCGGCCGGCGGGAACGAACGCGGCTGTCGCGTACGTCTCGTCGTCGTGGAGCCCGGGTGGTGGCGCGGGTGGGAGGTCGGCGCGGTCGATCCATCGGCCGTCCCAGTGGGGTGGGAGGTGCCAGTCGGGGAGGTCGGGGTTGGCGCGGAGGACGATGTAGTCGGGCTCGCTCACGCGGGCTCCTCGCCCGGGCGCGCCGGGTCTGCGCTGGGGAACTCCCGCCACGCCCGGGCGACGTCCGGCGGCAGGTCGGCGGCGAGCATCTGCTTACGCACGCTGGCCATCCGCGCGTACACGTCGACGAGGCCCTCGGGGTCGCCCCAGATGACCCGGTTGATCACCCGGCGTTGAACCTCCCGCGGTACGTCCTCGTCGGCCAGTGCGCGTTCCACCATGGTCAGCGCTTGGCGTAGTGCCTCGATCTGAGCTCTCCGTGCGGGGTTGCGGAGGAGCGCCTCACGCATCCCGGGCTGCAGGTCGAGGTAGCGGCTGATGGTGGCGTCTGCGAACTCGCTCATCCGGTCTTCTCCTCGCTGCTCACCGGGCGCTCCGGCAGGTCGGCGTCCTCGCGCCGCAGGTACCAGCGCACCAACTCCTTGATGACGGCAGCCCGGTCGCCGCCGGGTGCGCGCGTGGCGAGGTCTGCCCAGTCCTGATCGTCGATGCGAACTGATCGGTGCTTGGTCTTGGGGGCGTTCGGCATGGGTCCACGGTATCGCGGGTGTACGGACACCGGTAGGTCAAACCCCTTGCGGTGTACGTACACCTCGCGCTACGGTGTACGTACACCAGGAACGAGGGGGACCCGATGAACGCCGCAGCCACCACCCACCACCACACCAACTGCCTCCGCTGCGGCCGCACCCTCACCAGCCCCAAGAGCCAGGCCACCGGCTACGGCCCCACCTGCGCCCGCCACATCCGCAACGCCGCCATCGACCTCACCGACTACAAGCCCCATCAGATCGCCTCCGCCCGCGAGCTCATCGAGGACGGCGCGATCATCCCCCTCCGCTCCGTCATCTTCATCGCCGTCAGCACCGACGGCACCGAGACCTACAAGACCGCCCCCACCGCCTGCTCCTGCCCCGCCGGCCTCAAGGGCTCCCGCTGCTACCACCAGCTCGCCGCCCGCATGCTGCTCGCCGCCTGACAGGAGACCTATGACCACCACCCTCGTCGGCTTCCGCGACGGCCACCGCGTCACCATCACCGTCACCGGGCCCCCGGGCGGGGTGACCATCACCCGCCAGCACCACCCCGACTGCCCCTGCCACACCCAGTCGGCCCGCACCGCCCGCCGCCGCAAGCCCACCACCCACTGAACGGAGAACCATCATGGACTTCCAGCAGGCCATCAACACCGTCATCGCCGAACTCACCCCCCAGCCCTGGGACTACACCGACAACGCTGGGACGACGCTGACCGTCATCCCCGCCGGCCTCCGCGAGGACCCGGGCTGCGCCGAGGTCCTGATCCGCATCAAGGCCATCGGCCAGTTCTTCGACGCCGAGGCCGGGATCCCCAGTCGCGACATGCTCGCCATGATCGACGCCCTCACCGGCAACCGGCTGTGGTCCTACGACACCCTCGACGACGTGGGTGTCCAGCTGGCCCCGTTCGGTGGGGGCGGCATGCTGCTCGCCCTGTCGGTGGACCTGGAGGCCGACGACGAGCCGCAGATCCACATCCCGGAGCCGCAGCGCCTGCCACTTGCCTCCGCGCTCGCCCGGGCGCTGGATGTGGCGCGCGGCTGGGAGAGCTGACAGACCGTGGCGGGCCCGCCGTGGCGGGCCCGCCGTTTGACCCCCGCCATACGCTCAACCCACCGCCACGAAAGGACCCTGCCGTGTCCGAACTTGCCCGCCGTCAGCCGCAGTCGATCGGACCGGTCGTATGAGTCCTCTCCACCGGTGAGGACTACGAGGGCGGCAGCTTCCTCGGCGTCTACGCCTCCACGGAAGCTGCCAAGGGTCCGTTTGCTGAAGCCGCGAGCGACATCCCGTTCGAACTGGACAGTGCGTGGCAGGACGAGGAGAGCGGCGCCGTGCACGCCCACGGTGGCTGTGACTGGGTCTCCCTGGTGCCGCACCCGCTGATCACCGCACCGCAGATCGCCTGACCGCCCGACACGACAGGAGCCCACCATGACCACTGACGCTCTGCCACTGGGCACCCACGTCATCTACTTCGGCAGCATCCGCAGCGAGTACGCCGAGTCGTACTCGGTGCAAGGCGTGTGCGACTGCCCGGAATGCACCGCCTCAGACGGCAGCGAGATCCGCTACCGGCTCCGCGGCGAGCACGTCATGTACGACTGGCATAGCGGCACATACGAGCGTGTGGGCGGCCAGGACCTGGGCCACGTACGCGCAGCACACATCGTGCCCGCCCCGGAAGGGCCGCAGCCGTGGCAGATCAACCAGCAGATCCTTGACGAACTGGGCGCACCCGTGCCGGATTGGATGTGACCACATGACAGCCCGCTCCGTCATCGAGCACGCCCTGAGCGTCTACTACGCCGACAGCCGAGACCGGCAGGCCATCGTCGCGCAGTTGCTCGACCAGTACGACGCCGAACGTGACGCAGCCAGGGAGCAGAGCAGCCGCCCTGCGGACCCAGTCCCACCAGAGCCGCACCCGCTCACCTGACCCCAGCAACGCCGAAGCCCCCTCCGACGCCCGACGGAGGGGGCTTCTCCCTGCCCGCACCCCTCCGGCGCCACCGAACCCCGGTTGCAGGCATCGTTACCATCAAACCACGCCAACCAGTAACCCAGCGAGAAGGGGGAAACACCGTGGCCACCAACCCCGGGGGAGACCCCGACGCCCACCGCGAACGCGCCAACAACCGGCCCCGCACCAGCCACGGCCAGTTCACCGCCCACCCCGACACCGCCCGCCGCAACGCCGACATGTGCAACCTCCGCGCCCAGGGCTGGACCTACCAGCGGATCGCCGACCACTACGGCATCAACTACCGCACCGCCTACGACGCCGTCCAAGACGCCCTCCGCGACATCATCAAGGAGCCGGCCGAAGCAGTGAGGCAGTTCGAACTCGACCGGCTCGACGCTGAACTCGAACGCCTCGAAGGGCTGGAAGCTGCCGCGCGTGAGGTGCTGGAGCGGCATCACATCACCGTGTCCAACGGCCAAGTCGTCCGCCTCGAAGGCGAGCCGATCCTCGACGACGCGCCCGTTCTCGCCGCAATCGACCGGCTCCTGCGCATCGAGGAGCAGCGTCGCCGCAACGGCGAATCCCGCAGGAAGCTGTTGGGCCTTGACCAGCCCGCCAAGGTTGAGCACTCCGGCGGCGTCAAGTACGAGCTGGTCGGCGTCGACCCGCAGGATCTCGTGTGACGACCGCAGTCGTGCGGTACGAACCGCGCGGCGGCGCCAAGACCCTGCTCACCGCACGCGACCAGGAGATCTGTATCGCCGGGCCGGCGGGCACGGGTAAGTCGTTGGCGATGCTGCAGAAGGCGCACTTCACCAGCCTGATGGTGCCCGGCTGCCGCTCCCTCATCGTCCGCCAGACCCACGCCTCACTGACCGGGTCGACGCTGGTGACGTTCGAGCAGCAGGTCGCCCCGACCGCGCTCGCCGAGGGCGTCGTCCGCTGGTTCGGCGGCAGCCCCCGGAAGCCGGCCGCGTACCAGTACGCGAACGGTGCGGAGATCCTCGTCGGCGGGTTGGACCGGCCGGAGAAGTTCCTGTCGACGGAGTTCTCACGGATTTACGTGGACGAGGCGACGCAGATCAGCCTGACCGCGCTGGAGACCCTGATCACCCGCCTGCGGGGGAACGCGGACACGTACCGGCAGATCATTCTCGCGTGCAACCCGGACCACCCGAAGCACTGGGTGAAGCAGCGCTGCGACGACGGCACCATGCGGATGATCCACTCCCTGCACCGGGACAACCCCCTCTACGTCCGCGCCGACGGCACCCTCACGGAACGCGGCATCGACTACATGGCCAAGCTCGACGCCCTCACCGGCGTCCGCCGACTCCGCTTCCGCGAGGGCATCTGGGCCGCCGCCGAAGGCCTCGTCTACGAAGGCTGGTCGGACCCCGTCCACGTCATCGAGCCGTTCACCGTGCCCGACAGCTGGACCCGGTGGATCGCCGTCGACTTCGGCTTCACGAACCCGTTCGTGGCCCAGCTGTTCGCGGAGGACCCCGACGGCCGGCTGTACCTGATCCGTGAGTGGGTGCGCACCCGCATGCTGGTCGAAGACCACGCCGACGTCATCCGGGACCGGCTCCTGAAAGGCCAGCCGCGGCCGCGCGCAATCATCACCGACCACGACGCAGAAGACCGCGCCACCCTGGAGCGGAAGTTGGGCATGGGAACCCAGGCCGCGCACAAGGGCGTGTCCGACGGCATCCAGGCCTTCCAGTCCCGTCTCAAAGTCCAGGACGACGGCCGCGCCCGCCTGTACGTGTTCCGTGACGCGCTGCTGGAGCGCGACCCGGAGATGGACGCGAAGTCCCTGCCGATCGGCCTCGCAGAGGAAGTCGCGGGCTACGTGTGGGCCGTAAAGCCGGGCAACGGGGCTGGTCTGAAGGAGGAGCCGGTGAAGGAGAACGACCACAGCATGGACGCCGGCCGGTACATGGTTGCGGCGCGGGATCTTGGTGGTCGTCCTCGGGTGCGCTGGCTGTGAGACTGTCGTAATCCTACAAGCTGCCATCGAGGAGACGAGACGCCCGTGACCAGCATGAAGACCCGCGCCATGGAGTGTGTCTGCAGGTGGCTGCATTCTCTGAATGGGAGTATGCCGATCCTGCTTGACACGACTGGGATCATTCTGTTGTCGAGTGCCGCCATGGTGTGGCACCTGATCGCTGGTCTCGTCGCGCTCGGTCTCGGGTGCTTCGTCCTGAACTGGCGGGTGTACGGCGGCACCTGACGCGTGAGGAGGGGTAGGTGGCACGAACCCTCCTCGGCGCGTTGTCGAACGCAGCCCGCACCGCCACCGTCAACACCCCCATCCCCTTCGCGAGTCGAGCCGCGTCATACGGCGTCTTCGGCAGCAACCGCACCGCCGAAGGCCAGATGCGCGCCATGTCCACCGTCGGCACGCTCTTCGCGATCGTCGACCGCACCAGCAACGCGACCGCCCTCGTCGACTGGAAGCTCTGGCGGAAGGCCAAGTCCGGCCGCGACGAGGACCGCGTCGAGGTCACATCCCACGCCGCGCTCGACCTGTGGAACCGGCCCAACGCGTTCATGCCGCGGCAGGAGTTCGTCGAGTCCAGCACCCAGCACTACGACCTCACCGGCGAAAGCTGGTGGGTCATCGCCCGCGCCACCGGGTTCTCCGTGCCGCTGGAGATGTGGCCCGTACGCCCCGACCGCATCACCCCCCAGCCCGACCCCGAGCACTTCCTCAAGGGGTACGTCTACACGTCGCCCGACGGCGAGCAGATCCCCCTCGAACTCGACGAGGTCATTCAGCTGCGCCGGCCGAACCCGCTCGACCCGTACCGGGGTCTGTCGCCGGTGCTGTCGATCCTCCCGGACCTGGACACCAGCCGGTACGCGGCCGAGTGGTCGCGAGCGTTCTTCATCAACTCGGCTCAGCCGGGCGGGATTATCGAGGTCCCCAGCGCGCTGAGCGACGCCCAGTTCGACGAGCTGCGTGAGCGGTGGAACGAGCAGCACCGCGGCGTCGGCAACGCGCACAAAGTCGCGATCCTGGAGCACGGCAAGTGGGTCGACCGCACCATCAGCCAGCGGGACATGCAGTTCGTGGAGCTGCGCGGCGCGACCGCTGACCGGGTGCGCGAGGCGTACGGCATATCGAAGACCGCGATCGGTGATTTCGAGGACATCAACCGCGCCTCGGCGCTCGCCGCCAAGAGCTGGTTCGCGGAGCAGCAGACCATCCCGCGCCTCGAACGCATCAAGGCCGCCCTCAACTTCGAGCTCCTGCCCATGTTCGGCCGCGCAGCGGAAGGCCTCGAGTTCGACTACTGCAACCCCGTCCCCGCAGACCCAGAGACCGAGGCCACGCAGCTGACCGCCCGCGCGAACGCTGCAGCGGCGCTGCGTACAGCGGGCTGGGACCCGGCCGGGATTCTTTCGGCGGTCGGCCTTCCGGAGATCCCCTTCTCGGGCGCACCTACCGCGCTGGCGACGGGGCCTGCGGCGTGGGCGGACACGGTGGCCGGGCTGCTCGGCGAGGACGTTGAGAACGCGATGCGGTGGCAGGCGGTCGCCCAGCTCGACGACGACACGTGCGAGCCGTGCCGCGACAACGACGGCCAGCTGTACCGGAATCGGGCGGCTGCCTTCAAGGACTACCCGGGCGGGTCGGGCTACGTGCACTGCGTGGGTGCGGAGTACGGCAACGAGTGCCGGTGCCGCGTGGTGAAGCGCAGGAAGACGGGTGACGACGAGTGAGCAAGCACGGAACCGGACGGGCATGGCGGACCCTGCGCATCGCAGGGCCCGGCCACGCCAGCCGCGTGCACCTCGACGGCGAGGACATCAGCAACGCCCTCGTCGGGGTGAAGGTCAACCTCGCGCCCGGCAGCATGCCGATGGCCACGCTCGAGATGGCGCTGTGGGAAGTCCCCACCGAGCTGGACCAGGTCGGCATCCAGATCCCCGAAGAGACGCGTGCCCTGCTGGTCCGGCTCGGCTGGACCCCGCCCGCCGAGGAGGCGCCGTGAACATCGTCATGCCCGGCAAGGCGGCCGCCTTCATGGCCAGCCAGCGGGAGCAGGCAGAGAAGCAGCGGGCCCGCGCCGGTATCGAGGCGCGGTCCTGGTACCGCATCACCAACGCCGCCTCGCAGGACGAGGCCGAGGTGATGCTGTACGACGAGGTCGGCGGCTGGTTCGGCGCGACCGCCGATCAGTTCATCGCGGACCTGCGCGGGGTGACGGCACCGAACCTGCGGGTGCGGATCAACAGCCCGGGCGGGTCGGTGTTCGAGGGCATCGCCATCGCCAACGCGCTCCGCTCGCACCCGGCGAACATCGTCGTCCAGGTCGACGGCATCGCCGCCTCCATCGCCAGCGTGATCGCGATGGCCGGGGACCGCATCGAGATGGCCCCCAACACGATGCTGATGATCCACGACGCGTCCGGGGTGTGCCTCGGCAACGCCTCCGACATGGAGGAGATGGCCGAACTTCTCGACCTCATCAGCGACAACATCGCGGACGCCTACGCGGCGCGCGCCGGCGGGACCCGCGACGAGTGGCGGGCCCGCATGAAGGCCGAGACCTGGTACCTCCCCGACGACGCCGTTGAGAACGGCCTCGCCGACGAGGCAGTGCAGGCCCCGAAGGCCGGGACCCCCGCTGAGCCCGACGAGGACGACGAGCCGGACATGGCCCGCGCGTTCGACCTCGCCGCGTACGGCTACACCGGGCCGCGCCGCGACGAGCCGAAGGCCGACGAGCCGACAACGCTCACGATCAACATCGGCGCCACGCTCGACGAGGAGTTCGTCGAGACGCTCCGCGCCATGGTCACCAAGGCCAGCAGGCCCGCGCCCGTCGAGGACACGATGCCCGCCGAGCCCCCGCCCGTTGAGGAACCGGCCCCCGAACCCGAGGCACCCGCCGTCGAACCGGCCGAACCCGAGCCTGCGGCCCCGGCCGCCGAGCCCGAAGACGCGTGGGCGGCACTCACCGCTCACCTGACCCAGGACGAGCCCGACGCGTGGTCGGTGCTGGTCTCCAACCTCACCACCACAACGGCGTCGTCCAGCGCGGCGACGGAAGCAGCCTGAAGGAGGCACCGTGGCAACCCCCACCATTCCCGTCCCGCGCAACTCGCAGGAGCTCGCGGAGATGCTGGCCGACCCGGCCAAGCGCAAGGAGATCCTGGCCAGCGAGAAGACCCTCACCGAGTTCGTCGAGGGCTACCGCAATACCGCCCAGGGCGAAGGCACGGACATTCAGCGGCAGGTCGACGAAGCCGTCCAGGCCGGTTTCGCGAACTTCCTGCGGGAGAACGGCGTCGAGGACATCAAGCGGCCCGACCTGCGCGCAGCGACCCCCGACCCGTACTCCTCGGTGGCGGCGAAGAACCACCAGGCGCAGGGGCTGTACAACAAGGACGCCGAGGGCGCCAAGGTCGACGGTCTCTTCAACAGCTCGGGTGAGCTGTTCAAGGCCATCGCTCGGCGCGGTGACCTCGAACCGGAGATGTCCGCGAAGCTCGCGCAGCTGAAGAACTACAGCAGCGACATCCCCTCCGACGGCGGCTACCTCATCCCCGAGACGCTCCGCTCCGAACTGCTGCGCGTCTCCCTGGAGAACGCCGTCGTCCGGCCCCGCGCCCGCGTCATCCCGATGGAGACGCTGCGGGTGCCGTTCCCGGCGATCGACAGCACGACCAACGTCAACAGCGTGTACGGCGGCATCGCCGGCTACTGGACCGAGGAGTCCGGGACGCTGACCGAGTCGCAGGCACGGTTCGGCCGGGTGGTCCTGGAGGCGCGGAAGCTGACGGCGTTCGCGAAGGTGCCCAGCGAGCTGATGAACGACAGCCTCGTCAGCTTCTCGGCGTTCATCAACCAGATGTTCCCCGAGGCCCTGAGCTTCTTCGAGGACATCGCGTTCCTCACCGGCAACGGCGTGGGCCAGCCCCTCGGTGTCCTCAACGGCGCCGCGGCTATCTCGGTGAGCCGCAACACGGCCTCGCACGTGAAGTTCGAGGACATCATCAACATGTACTCGCGGATGCTGCCGCAGTCCCTGTCGCGCGCCGTGTGGGTCGTCTCCAACAGCGTCCTCCCCGACCTGCTGAACATGCGGATCGTGCAGCAGAACGTCGCCGGTACGGAGAACGTCGGCGCGGCGTCCCCGGGCCTGTGGCTGACCGGCGGGCAGGCGATCGGAGCGGCGCCCATGTCGCTCATGGGCCTGCCGATCGTCGTCAGCGAAAAGGTCCCCGCACTCGGCACCAGCGGCGACATCAGCCTCATCGACTTCGGGTTCTACCTCATCGGCGACAGGCAGGCGATGCAGGCCCGCCAGTCCGAGGAGCGGTACTTCGAGACCGACGACATCGCTTTCAAGATCATCGAGCGTGTCGACGGGCGCCCCTGGCTCCAGTCCGCGATCACCCCCGCCAACGGCGGCAGCACGATGTCCCCGATCGTCAAGCTCTCCTAAACCCGAGCGCAACCAGGAAGGACAACCAGCATGGCCATGGAAGCACTCGGGCGCCTCGTCGACGTCTGCATCGGCGCCGCACCCGTCGACCTCTCCGCCGCCGCCGTCACCGGCAAGCGCGTCTCCCTCAAGGGCGCGGGCGGCCTCACCATCGTCGTCTTCAAGGGCGCCGGCACCGCGGGTGACGACCCGACGTTCACGCTGAAGCAGCACACCGCGAACACCGGCGGCACCACCAGCAACCTGGCGGTCATCGACCACTACTACCTGAAGGACGCCGCCACCCTCGCGGGCACCGAGCAGTGGACCAAGGTCACCCAGACCGCGGCCGCGACGATCGTCGACCCGGGCGGCGCCGGAACGTCGGCCGAGCACCAGCAGATCATCGCGATCGAGGTCGACGCGGCCCAGCTCTCGGACGGCTACACCCACGTCTCTCTGGACTGCGCGGACGTCGGCACGAACGCGCAGCTCGGCGCGATCCTCTACCTCCGCCGTGACCTGCTCGTGAACCGGGCGCCGTCCGCGCTGGCCGCATCGCTGTGACAAGGGTCTGCCTGGACTGCACCACGGCCTACGCGGTGGGGGCGCCTCGGTGCCCCCACTGCGGGTCGGAGCGCGGCGCCGACGAAGGTTCAGCGGCCGCGCTCGGGGTGCGGCCGAGCGGAGTTGTGGAGGACACCATGCCGAAGATCACCCGCCACGGCGGGCCGAGCGTCCCGCCGGTCGAGGGGGCCGACACCGAAGACAGCGAGGCCCCGTCGCCTGCTGCGCCCGAGCCGAGCGAGAAGCCGGGCCGGCCCCGTGTCCGGACGGCGGCGACCCGCTCCAAGAAGTCCCGGACGGAGTAGGCCATGACCGTCGGATTCTCCACCGCGGCGGCGAACACCGCCCTGGACAACCAGGGCACCGCCTACCCGTGGGTGAAGCTGCACACGGGGGACCCCGGCGCCGCAGGGACGTCGAACGCGGCGACCGAGACGACCCGCAAGCAAGCCACGTGGGCATCCGCGGCCAGCGCCTCTAAGACCACGTCCGCCGACCTCGTGTGGACGACTGTGGCCGGCAGCGAGGACTTCACGCACTTCTCGCTCTGGTCGGCATCGACCGCCGGAAACTTCGGCGGCTCCGGGACGATCACGGCGAACGCGGTCACCTCCGGTGACACGTTCACGATCCCCTCCGGCAGCCTCACCCTCAGCCTGTCCGTCGCGTCCTGAACCACCACCAGCCCAAGCCCAGAAAGGAGGTGACCGAGGATGTCTCAGCGTGCCGATCAGGCCAGTGACCGCGTCAGCTACACGGCGAGCCCACCGCCCGCGCCCGCGACCGCATTCACGGCCACCTTCTGGGTACGGCTGCGCGCCGATCGCGACGACTTCTCCACGATGCTGCGGCTGCACTCGGCGTCCGGCGGGTCGACCACAGTCAACCTCGCAACCGGCAGCAGCGGCACCACTCCGGTCGTCGTCAGCCCCGGCAACACCAGCGGCATCGTCGGCAGCGACGCCCTCGTCGTCGACACATGGCGGATGATCGCCGTCACCATCGGCGGGACCGGCGCCACCGACGGGAAGATCTACACCAAGAGCATCGGCGGTTCCACGAACGTCGTCACCGGCCAGGTCTCCGGCGGCAGCACACCCGACGGGCTCACCCTGTTCGGCCGCAGCCCCGGCGACGCGGGCGAGTGGTTCAACGGGTGCCTCGCCTACGTGCGGGTCTGGTCTGCGGTCCTGTCACAGGCCGAGATCGAAGCCGAGTGGGCCTCAGCCACAATCGTCCGCACCTCCGGGGTGTGGGCGAACTGGCCGCTCCTCACCGACATCAACGACGTCTCCGGCAACGGACGCAACCTCACCGCCGGAACCACCGCACTGACCACAGAAGACGACCCGCCGCTCACCACGAACGTCACCGGGTCCGCAACTGCGGCTTTCGGTGGCCTCACGGCCACGGCGGCCGGCGTGCCGACGGTGCGCGGGACCGCGGCCGGGCAGTTCGGCGGGCTCACCGGCGCAGCGAGCGGCACACCGAAGGTGCCCGGGGCAGCAGCGTTCACGGGCGGCTCCCTGGCTGGTGGCGCCGTCGGTCTGCGTACCGTCATCGGCTCTGCGGCCGGGCAGCTTGGGGGGCTCTCCGCGACTGCGACGTCACCGTCACACGTCACCGGGGCGGCCGCCGGCGTGTTCGGCGCGCTCACCGCGACGGCGCAGGTGACCTCGCCGACGCTGGGCGGGGCGGACACCACGGGCCAAGGGTCGTGGAACGGGCTGCTCGACATCCTCCGCGAGGGCGCGCGGCTGGCCCGCGAGGAACGCGAACGTGTTCCCCTCGCCTGCCCGGACTGCGGCGAACCCCTGCGCAACGGGCCCCGCAGCGAACTGTATTGCCCCTTCGACGGCTCGACCTGGGGCGCAGGCGGCCGCCGAACCGGCCAAGTCGCCACTACCTACTGACCACCACAGCTGAGAGGAGGAACGAGAGATGACTACACCGTGGTACGCAACGCGCGAGGAGATCAAGGCCGAGCTGGACGTGAAGGAGACCGCGCGTAGCAACGCGCGGATCGACCGCGCGCTCGCCGACGCCACCGCCGCTGTCGAGGGGCTCTGCCACCGCGTGTTCTACCCGGTCGTGGCGACCCGCTACTTCGACTGGCCCTCCTCCCAGTACCGGCCTTCGTGGCGGCTGTGGCTGGACGACTCCGAGCTGATCTCTCTCACCTCCATCACGTCCGGCAGCACGGCCATCGACACTGCGGACGTGCTGCTGGAGCCGAATCGATCCGGGCCGCCGTACACGCGGCTGGAGCTGGACATCGGCACCAGCGCGGCATTCGACGGCGGCAGCACCCACCAGCGGGACATCATCGTCACTGGCCTGTTCGGCTACCGCAACGACGAAGCAACTGTTGGCGCAACGGTCGAAGCGCTGGACGCCACCGAGACGGGCATCGACGTGGACGCCCCCACCAGCGCGGCCGCCGGTGTCGGCTCCCTGCTCCGCATCGACTCCGAGCGGGTCATCGTCACCGGCCGCACGAACCTTGACACCGGCCAGACCCTCGGCGGGAGCGGCCTGACGAACCAAAACAACGCCGTCTCGGTCACCGTTGCCTCGGGCGCGGCGTTCGCGGCCGGCGAGGTCATTCTGATCGATGCCGAACGGATGCTCGTCGAGGACATCGCGGGCAACACGCTCGTGGTGAAGCGGGCGTGGGATGGGTCCACGATCGCCGCGCACAGTGTCGGCGCCACGATCTACGCGCCCCGAACCCTGACCGTCGAGCGTGGCGCACTCGGCACCACCGCGGCCACCCACAGCACCGGCGCCACCGTGTACCGGTGGGACCCGCCCGGCCCCGTCCGGCAGCTGTGCGTCGCGGAAGCCCTTACCGACCTCCTCCAAGGCCGCTCCGGGTACGCGCGCACCGCTGGCACGGGCGAGAACGAGCGCGAGGTGTACGGGCGCGGTCTGAAGGACCTGCGGGACCGCGTGTACACCAGCCACGGCCGCAAAGCCCGGATGAGGAGCGTGTGACCATGCTCCTCGACGTATCCACCCAAGCCCGCGGCCCCATCTTCGACGGCCGCGCCCGCCGTGCCGCCAACGAGTACGTCAACCGGCTGGAGCACCAGCTCGCTGACGAGGGCCTGAACATCCTCCGCGACGAGATGCACCGAGTCTTCCGCAACCCCACCGGCTACTACGAGTCCCGCTGCGTCGTCGTCGACGGTCACAAGATCTGGGACTCCCGCGTGGTGTACGGGCCGTGGCTGGCTGGCATCGGTTCCCGGAACTACCCGGTGACCAAGTTCAAGGGCTACGACCACTGGATTGTGACGCGGGACAAGCTGAACGCACGCAAGCGCGGTATCGGCGAGCGGCTCTTGCGCCGGTACACGGGACGGATGTGATCCCGTGACCTTCGACTTCGTGACCTATCGGGACATGGCGATCAGCCACGCCATGGCCACCGGCCTGTTCGGCAACGTCCTCGACCACGAGCCCGTCTCCGCCCCCGGCAACGGCCTGACCTACGCGGTGTGGGTGTCCGACATCATGCCGATTCCGGCAGCGTCGGGGCTCGACTCGCTGTCGGCGCGCCTGGAACTGACCGGCCGCATCCTCCTGCCGGCGGACACCGAACCTCAGGGCGACGTGGACACGTCGGTGACGGGCGCCGTGTCGGCCCTGTTTGCGGCGTACGCGGGGGACTTCGACTTCGGCGGCAGCGTCCGCAACGTCGACCTGCTCGGCATGCACGGCGCTGGTCTGCGGGCCCGGCTGGGCTTCACGAGCTTCGCCGGCGGCACGACGTACAGGGTGGCCACGCTCACCGTGCCCCTGATCATCAACGACTTGTGGACGGAGGCACCGTAGTGGCCAAGGCAAGTGGACTTGGGGACAACCTTTACATTTCAGGCTTCGACGCGTCGGGCGATATCCAGCAGCTCGGCAACATCGGTGGCGGTCCGGCGCTGCTGAATTTCACCGCGATCAACAAGAGCGCGTACGAGCGGCAGGGTGGGCTCCGCAGCGGGCAGATCGAGATGACGACGTTCTTCAACACGGTCGCCGTCACGGGCGGGCTGCACGAGAAGCTCAGCGCACTGCCCCGCACCGACGCCATCCTCACGTACTGCCGCGGCACGACACTCGGAGATCCGGCGGCGTCGCTGGTCGGGAAGCAGGTCAACTACGACCCGACGCGCGGCGACGACGGCATGCTCACCTTCGGCGTGAGCGCCCAATCCAACGCGTACGGCATCGAGTGGGGCCGCCAGCTCACCGCGGGCCTGCGCACGGACACGGCGGCGACGAACGGCACCGGCATCGACACCACCGCATCCGCGTCGTTCGGCGGGCAGGCGTACCTCCACGTGACCGCGTTCACCGGCACGGACGCCACCATCAAGATCCAGGACTCGGCGGACAACGTCACATTCGCCGACGTCGCCGGGTTCAGCTTCACCCAGGTCACAGCCTCCCCCGCGTCGGAGCGGATCGCACTCGGCAACACCGCCACACTGCGCCGCTACCTGCGCGCCGCCACCGTCACCACGGGCGGCTTCTCCTCGGTCACCTTCTCCGTCAACGTGATCAAGAACGAGACGGCGGGGCTGACCTTCTGATGGCCGCCAACGTGTACCGCATCCAGCCCAAGATGGACGCCGCCGCCTACAAGACGTACGCGATCGTGTCCCCCCTCACCACGCACTTCCGCCCGGCGACCTGCGCGGAAGTCGCCTGCCCCCACTACGTGAACGGGTGGCGGGTCCGCGTCGAAGCGCTCACCCCCGACCTGCTGCACGCCGCCCGCAACTCCGGCCGGAAGTACGTCGAACAGCCCGTCGCAGAGGGCGAAACGTGGCTCGTCTTCGAGGCTGGCCAGCCGTGCTTCAAGACGCGCGAGCACCGAACCCGCATGGACCGGGCGCCGCTGTACGTCGTCCGCGACGGCGACCACCGCGGCAACCCGCGCGGCACGAAAGCCCGGCTGCACCAGCGGCCGGAGAACTGGGTCGAGGACTTCGCTGAGCACCAGCAGAAGCTCGCAGACGAAATCCAAAAGGGCTGAGTTGACCACAGAAGTATCGTGAGTCACATGGGTAATTGAGAGGAGGCGAGTAAAGATGGCTAAGGAAATCAGTAGAATTTATCCATGCTTCCCGAGTCGAAGCGCTGCACCAAGTGCGGCGCCGATAAGCCGCTACTCGCCTTCTCCGCAGCCCCCCGTGGAAAGCACGGGCGCAAAGCCTCTTGCAAGGCGTGCGATGCTGAGCGGCACGCAGCTCAGCACATTCCCCGCCCTCGCGGTCCCCGGAGACCTCCGCTCGACCCGAGCACCGAGAAACCCTGCCGCAAGTGCGGAGTCGTCAAGCCTCTGTCAGAGTTCAGCCTTTCCCGTCGTGCGACCGAGACGGCGAACGCTGTCTACCGAAGCGACTGCAAGGTGTGCTGCTCAGAGCGTGCTCTGCAGTGGTACAAGGACAACCCCGAACGCGCCATCGCGAATAAGCGCAAGGCGAACTTGGCAGCGAACTACGGCCTCACCATGGCGGACTATGACGCGCTTCTGCGGAAGCAACGCGGCGTGTGCGCCATCTGCGGCAAAGACGAACCGAACGCTCATGGGCGGAACGGGAAGAAGTTCCGACTTTCGGTGGATCACTGCCATGAGACCGGCGGAGTGCGCGGTCTGCTCTGCCAGAAGTGCAACCGGGCAATCGGCCTCCTCGGCGACGATCCGGTCCTCATGCGGAAAGCGATCAGCTACCTGCTGCGCCACCGCCAGAACACCACTAAATGACGGAGGGCTAGACCTACTGCCCTCCATTCATCCAGGAGGGCAGTAGCCTTGGCGAAGTCGAGCGGGTTGGGCCAAACCACACTCTCGGTTGACGATTCGGCGGGCACCGCGCGCGCCATCAAGAACGACGTGACGAACTGGCAGATGGCCACCCCCAGGGGTGTGCAGGACATCACCGGCGTGGACAAGAGCGCGAACGAGCGGCTGCTGCTCCTCGCCGACGCGTCGGTCACGCTGAACGGCGTCTTCAACGCGGCCGCCAACCAGTCCCACGACGTGTTCAAGACCGTGCCCTCCACCTCGGTGGCGCGCACCGTCACCCAGACCGTCAACGGGGTCACGTTGGCGTTCGAGGCCCTGTTCTCCGACTACCAGCTCACCCGCTCCGACAGCGGTGAACTCACCTGGTCCGCGCCCGGCGCCCTCGCCGACGGCACCGTCCCCACCTGGGCCTAAGGAGCAGCGCATGGGCTACAAGGCCAAGCTGAAGACGTACCTCGTCCGATTCGACGAGGGGCATGAGTTCCACGGTGCCGAGGCGCGCCTGCGCGGCATGACCTACGGCGAGTGGGAAGTCGCCGCCGGCCTGGACGGCGGCGACGGCGACGACAACGGGGCCGCCTCGGTGAAGCGGTTCGTGGACCACCTCATCTCGTGGAACCTCGAACACCCGGAGACCGGCGAGCCGCTGCCGACCACGATGGACGCGGTCAAGGCCCTCGACCACGACCTCGTCGGCGCGCTGAACAACGCGTGGATTCAGACGCTGATCGGGGTCCACCGCGCTGACCCTTTGCCGGAGAGCTCGCCCTCTGGCGAGCCGTCCCTGGTGGAGTCCGTGCCGATGGAAGCACTGTCACCGAGCCTGGCGAGCTGACCCGAGCCCGGTATCTGCTCGGGCTGTTGGAGCGGTTCCCGGGCTACACCCTGACCTCCCTCATGGAGGAAGACACCGAGCTCATGCGCCTCGTAGCGATCGAGGAGCTCGGCGGCGCACGCGACAGAGAGGAGGTGGACGATGTCTGACGACGTAACCATCGTCGTCCGGGTCGGCGACCAGACCGCGGCCGGATTCCGCGACATCAACGGCCGACTGCGCGACCTGAACGGCCGGTTCGCGGCGGCGGGCAACGACATGCGCCGGTCATCGTCCGCCATCTCTCAGGCGCTCGTGGACGTGAAGGCCTCGATGCTGTCGCTGGCGCCTGCGGCGGTGCCGGTGGCGGCGGCGATGGCCCCGATCGCATCTGGTGCGGCAGGGGCGGGCGTTGCGCTGGCCGCGTTTGGTGCGGCGGTGGTTCCGCAGATCGCGAACCTGAAGGACGCGTCGGACGCGCAGGGCAAGTACACGGATGCGGTCGCGAAGTACGGGGCGCAGTCGAAGCAGGCGATCACGGCGCAGCAGCAGGCCGCGCAGGTGATGGCGGGGATGCCGAAGGCGACACAGCAGGCGGCCGCCGCGTACATGAACCTCAAGGAGCAGTTCCGGGAGTTCTCCGACTCGACGGCGCGCTTCACGATGGCACCCGTCGAGAAGTCGTTCGTGGTCCTCGGGCAGATCATCCCGAAGCTGAAGCCGATGGCCGAAGGCACAGCCACCCAGCTGGACCGGCTGATGACGGTGGCCGGCGGCGCGGTCAACACCAGCGGCTTCGATGCCCTGTCGGAGAAGGTCAGCGACTTCGCGAACAACAGCCTGAAGAACGCCACCGACAAGGCGATCCACTTCATGCGGGTGATGTCGGAGGGCAACGCCAGCGGCCCGATGGCGAGCTTCTTCGAGTACGCGCGACAGCAGGGCCCGGCCGTGAAGGAACTGCTGTCCAACCTGGCCCAGGCGGCGGGGAATCTCGCGCAGGGAGCGGCGCAGGCTGGGCCGGGGCTGCTGTCGGTCGTAAACGCGTTGGCGAAGATGGTGGCCGCGGTGCCGCCGGAGTTTCTCGGCGACCTGATGCAGGTGTACGCCGCGTTCAAGCTGATCACGCTGGCCGGTGCCGGAATCGCCGCAGTGGGCGGCGGCATCCAAACACTCGCCGGGAAGATCGCAACGCTGCAGGCGGCATCGATGGCCGCCGGTGGTGGTCTGGCTGGGCTGCAGGCGGCGTTCGCGACCCTGGGAACCGCGGCAAAGGCCACGATCGTGGTGGCCGGGATCGCTGCTGTCGTGCTGGTGATGCAGAAGCTGAGCAGCATCGGCAAGCAGGCACCGCCGGACGTCGACCGAATGAGCACGTCCCTGGCCAAGCTCGGCGACACGGGCAAGGTCAGCGGCGAAGCACTGCGAGTCTTCGGTAAGGATCTCGGCGGTCTGGCGGACAGCCTGCGCCTGCTGTCCCGGCCGAGCAACCTCGACAAGACACAGCAGTTCCTCACCAGCCTGATCGGCATGGACTCCACGCCGGTGAAGGAGGCGAAGGAGAACCTCAATGCGGTCGATGACGCGCTGGCTGGCATGGTCAAGGGCGGCAAGGCTGATCTGGCGAAGGTCGCGTTTGAGGACATCGCGAAGGCGATGGAGAAGCAGGGCCTGTCGACGAAGGAGTTGAAGGGCAAGCTTGACGCGTACAAGAGCGCGTTGGCGGATCAGGCGCTAGAGCAGAAGCTCGCCGCCGAGTCGATGGGTTTGTTGGGGCAGGCGGCGCAGGACACGCAGGCCAAGCTCGACGCGCAGAAGCAGTCCGCCGACGGGTTGAGGCAGAGCATTCAGGCGTTGAACGACGTCAACCGCCAGGGCTTGGGCGGCATGATTGGCTTCGAGGCGGCCGTTGACGCTGCGGCGCAGGCTGCGAAGGACAACGCGGGCGCCCTGTCGATGAACCACGGGGTCCTCGACCTCAACTCGGAGAAGGCCCGCAACGCCGCGTCCGCGCTACAGGACCTGGCGGATAAGACCGACTCGGCGGCAGCGAGCGCTCGCGAGTCGGGCGCGTCCTGGGAGACCGTCAACGGGATCTACGAGCGGGGCCGCCAGGCGTTCATCGACTCAGCGATGGCGATGGGACTGTCACGCTCTGAGGCGACGCAGCTCGCGAGGTCGATCGCGGGTATCCCGGACAAGAAGTCGACTCAGTTCGAGATGCGCACCGAGGATGCAATCACCGGCCTGAACAGTGTTATTGCGGCGATGAAGAAGACCCCTGACGCTAAAAGCGTCAAGATCAAAGCGCTGACCGCCGACGCTGTTTCCCTGCTGCGCAGCCTCGGCCTCACCGTCAAGCAGATGCCCGACGGCTCCTTCACCGTCACCGCGAAGACCGGCACTGCACGGTCGGCGATCGCTGCCGTGCAGCGGGCCCGGGACGGGCTGAAAGACAAGACCATCAACCTGTCCGCACGGGACAGGGCGTCGGCTACCGCAAGGGCTATCCAGGCCGCGATCGACAAGGTCCGCGGGAAGTCCGTCACAATCACTACGGTCCACCAAACCCTCGGGGTGGAGGGCACCGCGGGCAGGCAGAACAAGAACCTCAACGGGTTCGCAAACGGTGGCCTGGTGCGCCGGTACGCGGAGGGCGGCCCCATCACTGGCGGTTCGGGCACGCAGGATGATGTGCCGCTGCTCGCCATGGGCGGCGAGTTCATCATCAACAAGCGGCAGACCCGGAAGTTCCTGCCGCTGCTGGAGGCCATCAACGAGGACCGCGTGCCCGGTTTCAAGAAGGGCGGCCTTACCAGCGCGGAGAAGGACGCCCGCGGTGCCCTGCGCGGCCAGTTCGGCATCAGCAGCTTCGGCCGCGCCGCCGGCTACTCCCGCACCCCGTTCGAGAAGAACCTCGGCGCGCCATCCGACATCCACGCGCTGGTGTCGTCGCTGAATCAGGTGGCGGGCCAGATCCGGGCGGCGTTCCGGGGCAAGACGGAGTCGTCGCTGCTGAAGCAGTTGAACAGCGTCGGCAAGAGCCTGATCAGCTACGAGAAGCAGCTCAACAAGGTCAACGGCTCGCTGGAGAAGGCGCGGGGCAAGCTCGATGACCTGAAGTCGTCGGCGTCGCAGCTCTCTTCCAGCGTCAAGGGCGGCGTCCTGTCCTCGGCGAACATCACTCGCGGCGCCTCCGGGGATGGCCCAGTCACGGTCGCGTCCATCATGGGCGGCCTCACCGCCTCCCGCGACAAGGCGACTGCTTTCGCCGGCGCGCTGAAGGACCTGAAGGCCAAGGGCCTGTCGAGCGCTCTGCTCCAGCAGGTCGCCGAGGCCGGCATCGAGGGCGGCGGCCTGGAGACGGCGGGCGCCCTGTTGCAGGCGTCGGGGTCTGAGATCAATTCGCTGAACTCGCTGCAGTCGCAGATTGCGGGCGCCGCGTCGGCGGCCGGGAAGACGACCGCCGATGCCGTGTACGGGGCGGCGATCAAGGCGCAGGAGCAGCTGATCAGCAAGCTGCAGAAGCAGCAGGACAAGCTGGAGAAGGCGATGGCCAGCCTGGCGAAGGTCATGGAGAAGGCCATCTCGAAGGCTCTCGGGAAGAAGGCGTCGGGCGGCATCGTCGGCGCGGCCGCGTCGGGCGGTGTCCGAGGCGGGCTGACGTGGGTGGGCGAGCACGAGCCCGAGCTTCTGCAGCTGCCGGTTGGCTCCCGGGTGTGGTCCGGGCCGGACTCGCGCCGCAAGGCGCAGGAAGCGGCGCCGTGGGCGTCCATGCTCAACAGCCCCCGCCGCGCCCCCACCTACACCCCAGTCGCAAGCCCCGCTGCTGGCGGTACGGACCGGCCGATCGTCATCCAGCTCGCCATCGGAAAACAGCAGTTCGGCGAAGTGTGGGTCGAAGTGGGCCGCGATCAGGTCCGCTCACGCGGCTCCATCGAAGCAACCCTCAAGCCACCACGAACCAGGTAGGAGACCGAGAGTGCCGTACATCGTGTGGAACGGACCGGCGCCGACGACTGCCGCGCAGCAGTCGGTGACGACCGGCACGTCCATCAAGACCATGCTCCAGCTGGCGACCCCGTCGACTCGGCAGATTCAGCTGCTGGAGTGGGGCTTCAGCCTGGATGACCCGCCCGGCGCGGACGGTGTCATCGAGCTGCTGCAGACGGACGTCGCGGCGACGGTGACCGCGCACGTGAACGCCGGCGTCCCGAACCTCGACCCGAACGGGGCGAACACTCTGCTCACGCTGGGCACTTCCGCAACCGGGTACACCGCGACCGTCGAGGGCTCGACGACCGCATCGAGGGTGTTCGACACGGTGTCGCTGTCGTCGGTGTCCGGCGAGTCAGGTCTGCAGTACGTCCGCCAGTGGATGCCGGACGCCCGCCCCATCGTCGCCGTCTCCAAGTTCCTGCGGGTGCGGGCGACTACGCCGACCACGGCCGTCGACCTGCGCTGCTACGTCGTGTTCCAGGAGGTGGGCTGACCGATGCCCGCCGTCGCCCCGCTCGTCGCCGCCATCCGGCGCCGCCTCACCAACCTGCCCGGTCCGCTCCGCGGGTCGGGGGAGGCGTCCAACGGCGAGCCCGTACAGGTGGAGCTCCTCGTCGCGGGCGAGTGGGTCGACATCACCTCGTACTGCCTGGTCCGGGACGACAACGGGCAGATCGCCATCACGTCCGGGATCCGCGACGAGGGCTCCCAGACGGAACGCGCCCAGGCCCGCCTCCAGCTGAAGAACGGCGACGGCCGGTTCTCCCCGCGGAACCCCATGGGCGCGTACTACGACATCTTGAACTGGCGCAACGCCCAGATGCGGATCAGCGTGCCGGACGGCAACGGCGGCAAGGCCTACCGGATTTGGGGCGAGGTGTCCGAGTGGGCACCCAACTGGGACAGCTCCGGCTCCGATGTGTGGGTCGACGTCACCATCAACGGCATCCTCCAGCGCCTCGCCCAGGGCCCGGCCCGCGAACACTCGGTGATCTACGACGCCATCACCCGCCCCGAGATCACGGGCCTGCGAGCGTACTGGCCCTGCGAAGACCCGGCCGGGGCGACACAGCTTGCCTCTGCGCTCGTCACCGGCAGCCCGATGACGTTCATCGGCCAGGCGCCGGATCTCGCCAGTTTCACCCAGTTCGGTGCGAGCGCCGCGCTGCCCACCTTCACGGGCGCTGCCACGGCGGGCAGCGTCGCCAAGTACAACAGCCCCGCTGCCACGCAGGTCCGGTTCCTGCTGTACGTCCCTCCGGCGGGCGCCGCCGCCGACCTCGACCTCATCGTCCGGGTGACCCAGCAGGAAGACATCACCGTCAGCCCGCTCACCTACTACGAGCTGTTCTACAACGCCCCGCGCGGCACCTACGACGGGGTCACCCCGGCAGGCAGCCTCAGCCTGGAACTCAGGGGCAGCGACGGCACCACCTACGGCGCGATCCTCCACCACGGCGTCGACGTGCGGGGAAAAATGCTGCGGGTCTCCCTGGAGTTCCAGGAGAACGGCAGCGACACGATCTACACGGTACGCACCCTGGATCTCGCCACCGGCAGCGAAGACGCCGTGTCGCAGACCCGCACCTCCGAACAGCTCAACCGGGTCACCGCCGTCGCCCCGTTCGTCTCCGCATTCTCAGTGCTCGGCCCGGACACCGCCGACGGGCTCCCCGGCGGCGCGATCGGGCACATCACGGTTCAGGACACCATCACCGACATCGACGACCTCGGCGTGCGCCTCAACCCGATCGGGGAGGCGGCGGGCCGCCGCGTGCAGCGGCTGTGCGGGGAGGAAGCGATCCCGTTCGAGTGGATCGGTGACCTCGACGACACGACCGCCCTGGGTGCGCAGGGCCTGACCAATCCGCTGTCGCTGATCCAGGAGGCTGTCCTCGCGGACGGCGGCCTGCTGTATGAGACGCGGAGCGTGCTCGGTCTCGGCTACCGGACGCGGTCGTCGCTGTACAACCAGGACCCGGCGTTGACGCTCAGTTACACGGGCTTCAACCTGTCCGAGATCCCGGTACCGGTGTCGGATGACCGCTACCTGCAAAACCGGGTCACCGTCACCGTCAACGGCGTCAGCGAGACGTACGAGGAAACCACGGGCGCACTCGGCACCGCCACCGTCGGCGTGTACGGCGAAACCTCCGGCACCACCCTGAACCTGGCCAGCACGGACGCGGTCACCCTGCGGGACCAGGCGGCGTGGCGCGTCCACCTCGGCGTCACCGAAGACGAACGATTCCCGCAGATCAGCGTCAACCTCGCCCACCCCAGCATCACGCCGGTCATGCGGCGAGCCATCCTCGCGCTGCGCCTCGGCGACCGCATCCAGCTCGCCGGCATGCCCGGCTGGCTCGCCCCCGACACCGTCGACCAACTCCTCCTCGGCATCGAACAGACCATCACCCACTTCGAGCACCGGCTCACGCTCGTGTGCGCGCCCGCCAGCCCGTACACGATCGGCTACCTCGATGAGACGACCGCGCGGATCGACACGGACGGCTCCGAACTCCTCACCGCAGCAGGCACGTCTGACACAACGCTGTACGTCGCGCCCTCCCTGGGCCAGTCCACGCTGTGGACGAAAGACAGCGCAGAATGCCCGTTCGATGTACGAGTAGGCGGCGAGGTCATGCGCGTCACCGCGGTGAGCGACTTCCTCACAGACGCGTTCGGCCGTACGTCAGGCAGCAGCTGGGGGACGGCGGACTCGGGGCAGGCGTGGGGGACGGGCGGCGGCACCGCCACCGACTACGCGGTCAGCGCCGGCGTGGGATCGCACACGCTCACCAGCGTCGACGCCTCCCGCCGCACGTTCATCGACGCCACATTCCCCGACGTGGACTACTACGTGTCCATGACCACGTCCGCCACACCCACGGGCGGCTCCCTGTACGGCGGCCCCACAGCCCGCTACCTCGACAGCTCGAACATGTACCAGGCCCGCCTGGAGGTCACGACGTCGAGCACGCTGATCCTGTCGATCCGCAAACGAGTCGCCGACGTCGACACCCAGCTCGGGACGTACACGCTGCCGGACGCCTACGTCGCAGGCACGTACTACCGGATCCGGTTCCAGGTGCAGGGCGCGGCCCTCAAGGCCAAGGCGTGGGCGGCGAGCGACATCGAGACCCCGGAGTGGCAGGTCACGGCCGCCGACTCGGCCCACTCGACATCGAGTTTCCTTGGGCTGCGGTCCATCGCCGCGCCCACCAACTCCAACGTGAACCCCGTCGTCCGCTACGACAACGTCAACGTGATCAGCCCGCAGACGTTCACGGTGACCCGCAGCATCAACGGCGTCACCAAATCCCATGCGGCGGGCGCCGACGTCCGCCTCGCTGATCCCACCCCCCTGGCCCTGTAAGGAGGCACCTCGTGGCCGAGTCCTACCCCACACCCCTCGCAGGGCAGCGCATCACCGCCAGCCTGCTCCGCAGCATGCTCCCCATCGTGGCTCGCAAGACCGCCGACACCAGCCGCAACTCGACGACCACCGCGACCCCGGACCCGCACTTGCAGTTCGAGGTCGAAGCGAACGCCGTGTACGCGATGGACGGATACGTCAAATACGACTCCCCGACGAACGCCGACTTCGCTGTCGACTGGAGCGCGCCGGCGGGAGCGCTGGGTGAGTGGGTCGGCGTCGGCGCCGGCCACTCGCCCGTCATCGGCGCCACGACGGGCCTGGCCCTGCAGGGCGACACCCAGGACGCGCGCGGCTACCTGCTCCGCCTGGAGGCCAACGACCTCACGACCGCGCGGTCGTTCGGTGGTCTCGGCACCGGCAACATCCCCATTTCCCTCCACCTGAAGGGGATGCTCCGGGTCGGCTCGACGGCCGGAACCTACAGCTTCGACTGGGCGCAGGGCGCCAGCCAGGCGACCAACACCACCGTTTACACAGACAGCTGGATCCGACTCCAGCGCGTGGCCTAGGAGGCCCCCCTTTGGCGAATTACACGGTCGTCGGCCGCAACGGCGAGAGCTCTGCCGTGGTGTCGGTGAGCATCGGCGCGGTCGACCAGGACGGCCACTACCTCGACGAGATGGACGTCGTGAACGCGGTCCGCGCGCTGCTGGCGGCGACGCCCGGGGTGAGCTCCGTGGTGGCGAAGAAGTACGAGCAGGTCATCACCGTCGTCTGAGGAGGACGTCATGGAGCATCTGGAAGGCCGACACCCCGGCACCGTTCACGTCGCGCGCTACTTCGAGTACGCGCACCTCCCGGCCCATCTGCAGGCGGTGTCCCTCCCGTTCGGCGACCTGGCCGAGCAAATGATCGCCATGCTGCCCGACGGCCCCGAGCTCACAGCGGGCCTGCGGAAGCTGCTGGAGGCCAAGGACTGCTGCGTCCGCGCGGCCGTCGACGCACAGAGAGAAGGCTGACATGGCCACACCGATGACGGCCACGCAGGTCGTCGCCCAGCTGAAGAAGTGGCAGATCAAGTTCGTCGAGATCCCGGGCTGGGCCACCCACAACCGCAACGCCAAGGGCGCCTGGGGCCCGGTCAACGGGTTCATCTGGCACCACACCGGAGCCGACGTCACCGACGCCAAAACGTACGCTGCATCCACCCTGTACAAGGGCCTCGCCGATTTGCCGGGTCCGCTCTGCCAGTTCTCCATCGGCAAGGACGGCACCGTCTACCTGGTCGGCTGGGGCCGCGCCAACCACGCTGGCGGCGGAGACCCGGCGGTCCTGGCGCACGTGCAGGCGGAGGACTACACGGGGCAGCTGAAGCCGACCCGCGGCAACTCAAACGGCGTCGACGGCAACTCGCACTTCTACGGGGTGGAGATCCAGTACTCGGGCAGCCATCGGATGGCGGACGCGCAGTACGCGGCCGCGCGGCGACTGTCGGCGGCGATCCTCGACTTCCACGGCTGGACGGAACGCTCGGTCATCGGGCACGGCGAGTGGTCCTCGGACAAGTGGGACCCCGGCTACGCGCCCGGCAAGATCATGTCGATGCCGACCGTCCGCACCGACGTCAAGGCCACCCTCGCCGCGGGCCCGAAGCCTGCCCCCGCGCCGACGCCGACGCCGACCACCCCGAGCACGGGCAGCACGCCGAGCCCGAGCAGCGGCGCGCTGACGCTGGCGTCCGCTGTCGCGGTTGGGGCGTGGCTGAAGGCAGAGTGGCCGGACGACAAGGGCCTCACCGACGGGCTGATCACGGTGAACACCGCGCTCGGCTCGACGTACGGGCATGCGCGCGCCGCGCACGAGGGCGTCGACGCGCTGCGTAAGGAGGTCGCGGACCTGCGGGCCGCGGTCGTGAAGCTGACTGCCGCTGTCGCGGCGAAGGGAGTCTGATCATGAAGGACGAGTCGAAGCGGACGCTCCGCACGATCGTGCAGACCGCGCTCGGGATCGCCGTGGCGCTGCCGTTCATCGTGCAGGCGTCCGGGGTGCCGGAGTCGCTGCCGTGGGTGGCGGGCGCCCTTGCGGTCGCTGGCGGGTTCGCGCGGGTGATGGCGCTCCCGAGCGTGCAGGGCCTGCTGCCTGGCTGGCTGCGCACCGACGGCAGCGCGGAGGTGCGTGAGTGACCCCGCCGGAACAAACGACGGTCGCACTGGAGCTGGCTGAGATCCGCAGGTCTGTGGAGGTGGGGTTCACCGAGCAGCGCGGCCAGTTGGCGCTGCTGGTGCAGAGGGGGGACCAGACGGATAAGACGCTCGACGACCACGAGAAGCGACTGGACGCGCTGGAACGGAACCGGTGGCCAATCGCCTCGTTGGGTGCGCTGGCGGGCTTGGGCGGTCTGGCTGTCGCCCTGTGGCAGGCCGCCGGACGCTGAACGATCGGGGCCCCGTACCGCTACGGCGGACGGGGCCCTCTGCCGTCACGCTGCCTCGACGACGTCCCCGCGCTCTACCCTCCGCAGCTCGGCGCACAGCCGCGCATACTCCTCCCGCTGCCCATCCGTCAACGGCACCGCAGGATGCGACCACAACGCGCGAATCCGCTCGTTCAACTCGGCAGCCGAGCGCACGGGGCCAGGGGCCGGGGGGTTGGAGAACATGCTTTCAGCGTAGCGAGCAAGCCCCCGAATCACGCATGGGCGTCGCACCAAAAGGAACCCGGCTCGAAGAGGTAAGGCCCCCACGGACCGTAATCCGTAAGGGCCTTCCGAAGTACACCCACCGGCCGATCGGCGTACCGTTCCAGATGACGAGTCAGGAACGGAGACCAGTATGGCCCACACAGCTGACATCCACCCCTCGGCCGAGAGCAACGGCGACCGCCTCGCCCGGCTCCGGGCCCGCCACCGCTGGACACAGCAGCGCCTCGCCACCGAAGCCGGATACTCCCTCGCCGCAGTCCGGGCCTTCGAGCAGGGGCGCCGCAGCCTCGACCGGCCGAGCGTCATCCTCGCCTTCGCGCAGGCCCTCGACTGCCACCCCACCGAGATCACCGGAGCCCCGTACGTGCCCATCCAGGCGGACCGCGATGGGCAGGCCGCGGTTGCATCGGTCGCTGCTGTCCGCCGCGCGCTCCTGCGCCACGGCCGACCGGCCCGACCGACCGAAGCCGAAGCGGCCGCCGTCGACCTGCCGCAGCTGCAGGCCCGCGTCGCCGAGGCCAACCGGTACCGGCAGGCCGCCGCGCTCACCAAGTCAGGCGCCCTACTGCCCACGCTGCTGCGTGACCTCCAGGTCGCCGCCGAACTCACCCACGGGGACGCCCGCCGCGCGACCTTCGGCCTGCTCGCCTCGGCCTACGAGTGCGCCATGCAGTACCTCTACAAGCTCGGCCACACCTCGGACGCCACCCTCGCCACCGAGCGCGTGGTGTGGGCGTCACGGGAGACCGGCGATCCGTTGCGGCTCCTCGCTGCCCACTGGTACGACGCCGGCGAGTTCCTCACCATCGGCGAGCACGACGAGGCCGGCGCCATCATCGACGAGGCGCTGACCGAACTCGGCGCGATCCGCTCGCCAGGGCCGGAGGCGGTGTCGCTGCGGGGCGCGTTCCATCTCAAGGCGTCGCTGAACGCGGCGCGCGCCACGGACACGGCGGGCGCTGTGCAGCATCTCGAGCATGCGCAGCAGGCGGCCCAGGAACTCGGCGAGGACCGCAACGACTGGCAGATGCAGTTCGGGCCGACGAACACGGCGCTCTGGTCGGTGAGCCTGCCCGTCGAGATGGGGCGCGGGAAGGAAGCCGTGGCCCGCGCAGAGAAGGTGAAGCTCCCGGCCGAGTACTCCCGCGAGCGGCACTCGCACTTCCACATCGACCGCGGCCGCGCGTACTTCTACAACGGCCAGCGGGAGGAAGCCGTACGCGCGTTCATCGACGCCGAGCGGCTGGCACCGCAGGCGACCCGGGCGCACGCTGCGGTGCGGGAGACGGTGGGCACGATGATCCGCACCCGCAAGCGCGGCGACCTGGTGGAGCTCGGGATCCGACTCGGCGTGGTGTGACACAGGTACTACAGTCTGTAGCACTCGGGTAACCCTCTGACCCCTAGCGTCGGTTGTGCAGCACAAACCGACAGGTCAGGGGGTCACCTCATGCCCGGCGAAACACCGGCATCCACCACCAGCGTGCTGGAGTTACTTCCGCTCCCCGAGGTGCCGTCGCTGTCGGATGCCCAGCTTCGGGGCGCGACCTGCGTGTGGTGCGACTCGGTTCTCACCGCCGAGACGGCACGTGACCTCGGCGAGCGTCCACACCCGGACGGCGGGACCTGGTTCCCGCGCGGCTGCGCCGGCGACGTACGCCGTGCCGCCCGTCTCCACTACAGCGTGCACCCCCGCACCTGCGAGCAGTGCGTCGACGACCGCACTCTGTGCGACACCCAGCGGGCCCTGCGCCGCCTCGCCCTGGAGGGACGCCGATGACCACGCAGACCTGGACGCCCGCGCAACTGGCTCTGCGTCGGCTCGGCGACCACAGCATCGGATGCCCGAAGTGCAGGCTCCACCGCGAGTGTGCCAAGTCCACGCGTCGCTACCGGGTCTGGTGGAACCTCTTCAACGAGGAGCGCCGCCGATGA